ACGAAATTGATCGCGGCCACCGTCGTGGTGGTGCTGGAAGGGGCATAAGCATAGCACTCGTAATAGTCGGTGCCGTTGGCCTGATCGAGCGTGTCCACCTGAGTGTACGCCGCATTGGAAGTGGACTGCGCGCCATTTTGCGCGATGCAGACCCCGTTCTTGAAGATCATCGCCTGCGGGAACACGTTGTTCCGCACCCCCGCCGAGAAGAACAGCCCGGCGCCCAGCTGCACGATCCCGGCAGCAGGCGTCCAACGCGAGTTGGTGGCATCGTATTTATTATTTATGTCGAATACCTTGGTGTGGAACGCCATCTTGGTATTCACGCTGTCCGCAATGCCGGTCTGGTTCGACGCCATCTTGGCCCGAAACGCATCCTTGACGGGCGGCGCGGTGCCAGTCGGACCGGTAATGCCCGTCGATCCCGTCACCCCAATCGGCCCCGTCGATCCGGTCGGTCCCGACTGACCTGCCGGTCCGGTCGGACCGGTATTGCCGGTCGCACCCGTCACCCCGGGACCGGTCGGCCCGGTGCCGGGCGGACCCGTCATGCCGGTCGGACCGATCAGGCCAGGCCCACCGGTCGGGCCGGTGCGACCGGTCGGCCCCGTCGATCCGGTCGGCCCATCGATGCCATTGTAGCCTGCAGCGCCGGTCGGCCCGGTCGCCCCGACACCCGGACCGGTCGGTCCAGTCGACCCGGTGGTCGACGCAAACCCTGCCGGACCGGTCGCTCCGAAGCCTGTAGGACCCGTTGCACCGGCCGATCCCACTGCACCCGTCGGCCCCGTTGCTCCCGACGCCCCCGCAATGCCGGCAATCCCCTGCGGCCCCATCGGCCCGAGCAAGCCCGCTGCCCCAGGAGAACCGGACGCGCCCGTCACACCAGCTGGTCCCGGCCCCCCAGCCGGACCGGTCGCCCCAATGGGACCGTTCGCCCCAATGGCACCCACTGCCCCTTGCGGCCCTGGCTGCCCGGTCGGCCCAGTCGCGCCCGCAAGCGCAGCCTGCCCTGGAATGCCAGTCGGTCCAGTCGCTCCAGACGGCCCGGCTGCACCGGTGGGTCCGGTATTGGCAGCAGAGCCGGGAGACCCGGTCGGCCCGATCGGACCCACATTGCCAAGCAAACCCTGTGCTCCGGTCGCTCCGGTCGCTCCGGCGGGGCCGCCACCAGGACCGGTCGGCCCGGTTGAACCAGCGCCACCAGACGACCCGGTCGGACCAGACGTCACCACCACGGGGCGCGTCATGATCGGAGCTGCGGGGGCCGGGTTGTTCATCAGCCGATCTTCCAATTCGTCCCATCGGAATAAACCGGCACGACATGAGTGCCGCCGCCAACCACAGTCGCACCAAAATTACCAGCCCCCGCAACAGTCGAGTCGGTCACGATCATCCGTTGACCCGAAGACGCGCTCGCGGAAGGAAGACCGGCAACGCCGGACTGGCTATCCGCAGCCCCGGTCGGACCGGCCGGACCTGTTGGCCCGAGCAATCCTGCCGGTCCGGGAGAACCGCCTCCAGGCGGACCCGTGAAACCGGTCGGCCCGGTGAACGCCCCGGCACCGGGAGCGCCCGTTGCGCCAGTCGGACCCGTCCGGCCTGTCGAGCCGAACGGCCCAGTCGCGCCCGTAACGGAAGCAGAGCCTTGCGCACCGGTCGGTCCGGTCGGTCCGCCCGAAGGCCCGGTCGGTCCGCCAACAACGACAACCGGCTGAGCCATGATTGGAGCAGGGACACTGGATTGTGATGCCATTGGTCAGCTCAAAGTGATCTGTGGATCGATATACCAGGTCGTGCTCGGCTTGGCGGCGCGCACCCGCACATGGATATAGCCAGCCATGCCGGGCTGCGGGCTAGAGAGCGTGGCGGTCAGTTTGAAAGGCGACCAGCCGGCACCGGAACCGCCGCCGTTCCAGGTCGATCCGTCCGAAGCCACTGCGGCATTGGCAGAAAGCAAGGTAGCCTTGGTGGTGGTCTTGATCGTGCCGAGCGGAAAAGTCGACGATCCGAGATATTCGACCTCCAACCACAAATCATCGTTGTTAGGCAGCGAAGCGGAATTGATCGTGCCGCACACCGTCACCGTGACGTTGGTCGCTGTTCTCGGGTTCCATTGGGCATAGGGCTCGGCCTTGAACGGCCGCAGCCACTGTGCGTTCGCCGTCGTGACGATCTTGCGCGACTGCGCCTGCCCGGTCGGATCGCTCGCGCCGCCGACACGCGTAATCGAAGTCTCGGTGGTCTCGGTGCCCTCCACTGCATAGCGGGCGGACTTGTAAGCCGTGGCCCCACCGTCGGCGCGGATGACTTGGATGACTTGGCCAGTATTGATGGGAGTCGGAAATGTCGCAGAAGCGTTGAGCTTGCAGTCTTTGACAACCCAATTACCGATCGAAGTCTGGATCGACTGAAAAATGGAAGCCCACTGGCTGAGGTCAAGCGTTTCGAGAATGACGTTACCAAGGTTGCCGGTAGTTTGACCCAAGAGAATCGTCGGCACCGTCGATCCGGTAGCCAGCACCTGCGCCGTGTTCTGCCAAGTAAAACTATCAGTTCCAATGGTGATGCTTTGCCCGATGGCACCAAAACTGACCTGACAATTATTCCATGTCAAAACGCCGCCGGTGCTCGTGCCCAGATTGATGACCGCACTTGAGCCGGTGGTGGCCAGCTTGAAAACGCAGGCTTCAAACAGGCAATAAGCCATGTTCAGAGCAAAGTTCACAGCCGGGATAGTGGATGATTGCCCGACCCCGGCGATGAACGTCAGCCCGTAAACATAGATTGCCCCAGCGGTCATATTGAGATTGATGGCCACTGCCGCCGTCGTCGAGATCGTTGCCGTCGTTGCCAGATCGGATGCCGTCGGCGGATAACTGCCGGAATGATTATGGCATATGATCTTGGTTACCGTCGTTTGGCTCAATGTTGGCTGTATAGCGATAGCCGTCGTTTGCGACTCGGCGTGGTTGTCGCCGACATAGATCGTGTTGCCGGCGGTGGCGCTCAAATTGGTGGCGCCCAGTCGCGCGAACGCAGCGCCGCCACCAGTAAAATTTCCTACCACACCGAGACACGTCCACGTCACCGTGTTGTCGGTTTGCGTCGTCCCGGCCGTGTTGTTTGCCCAAGCTGGTTCTGAAGCACCAAGCGTGCCCGCCGTGCTGCATATCCAGTAGCTTGCACCGTTGTTGCGCTGGATGATCGCCCCAAGCGTAGGATTGCCGATTGCTTTAGCCTGCGTCCACGTCGGCGTGTTGGTCAGATCACCATTGACCGCGCTAGCGCCAGTGCACTCTTGCCACGTTGCAGTGCCGTCCGTCGTCTTGGCGCCGCGCGTGATCACCCAGGTCGCGTCGGTGACGTTCGCGGTCGTTCCCGCAATAATGCAAATAAAGCATCTTTCGCTTCCCACAGCGGGAGCAGTGAATTGTCTAACTATTTGACCTGCCGCGACAGCCGTGTTCTGAGGCCGCTTGGCTACACTGTAATAGCCCGTCGTGGACTGATCGCCCGCGTTTGCGTAGAAAACCTGATCGTAGAAGGCCATTTAGAAAATGCCTCCAGCCACGAGCATCGTTGAATAAGGCCCCGTCATACCCGTCGGCCCAGTCGCCCCAACCCCACCAACGCCGCCCGCCGCTCCGGTCATGCCGGTAGGACCTGTCGCCCCCTGGGCGCCCGCTCCGCCGGCTGACCCTGCCGCGCCTGTCGATCCGGTCGGCCCCGTGCTGCCTGCCGCCCCTGCACCGCCGACACTACCTGCGGCGCCGGTCGAACCTGTCGCCCCCGTGCTACCCGTCGGCCCGAGCGATCCGGCGCCACCCGCACCAGTCGATCCGGTCGGCCCGGTAAATGCACCTGCTCCCGTCGGACCCGTACTACCCGCCCCCGGTGCGCCCGTCGGCCCAGTAACCCCTGCCGACCCAGTCGCCCCGGCACCCGGCGGGCCCGTGGCACCCGTCACACCCGTCACACCCGACACACCGGTCGGCCCTACCGGCCCCGCCGGACCCGTCGTGACGCCGACCACCCACACCCCTTGCGCCGTCCAGGTGTACGTAATTCCACCGTACGTGTAGACCTGGCCGACGGACGGAGAGCTGGGAAAATCGATCGCCATCAGACCACCCATCCCCCGGCAAGAAGCAGCGTCGTAGTCCCGCCGCTACCGCCACCGCCAGGACCGGTCGGCCCCGCCAGCGGCGGCGCCACCTGCACCCACTGGGTGGAATTACCGTCGTCGATCCAGATCGACAGAATGCCGGTCGTCAAATCGTACCAGAGATAACCCGGCGTCGGTGACGCCGGCGGCGTGCTCGAACCCGTGTAGCCACCACCGCTCCCGCCAGTCCCGCCGCCACTGCCCGCGGCTCCCGTCGGCCCGGTGGCGCCGGTGAAAGCCGCCGCGCCGGCTGGACCGGCAGGGCCTACGACCCCCTGCGGCCCCGCTGCTCCTGGAAGACCCGTCGGACCGGCAGGCCCGGCAAGCCCCGACGGTCCGGTCGCACCCGTATTGACGGCAGATCCGGGTGTACCGGTTGGCCCAGTTTGACCAACACGACCGGTCGGACCCGTTGTTCCGGTGGCACCGGTCGACGAAGCAGCTCCGGCGGGGCCGGTCGGCCCCGACAAGCCTGGATCGCCGGTCGGCCCGGTCGCCCCTACCCCGGTCGGGCCAAGACCCCCAACCCCAGGAGGGCCAGTCGATCCAATCGACCCGGTCGGGCCTGTCGATGCCGCGCCTACCGGCCCAGTGAACCCCGTCGGTCCGGTGAATGCTCCTGCACCCGTCGCCCCAGTGCTCGCCGCACCCGTCGGTCCCGTCGGTCCGGTGGTTCCTGTCGGCCCGCCGGACGGCCCGGTATGACCGCCCACAACAACAACCGGTCGGGTAGCGATAGGCGCGGGCTCATTCGTGCGAAGCGGCATCGGTCACCTTCAGGGGTAGGTGACCCCTTGCTGGATCGTCAAGGCGCCGTGCATTAGAGGAGTTCGAACCCCATTGGCGTCCAGCATAATCAAATCGTAGCAATAAGTGCCGGGATGCAGCGCGAGCTGGATATCGGCAGCCAGAACATCGAAATGAATCACCCGCTGTATGACGTCGTCGATGATGATCCGCCCGTTGCCGGTGTTCAGCTGCAACAGGGGCACGGTGTCATACGGATTGCGTTGAATGTCGAGCTCGAAGCTGCAGCCCGTCAAGGTCCAGCTCAAATCGTCCGGATCACCGAACTGGAACGCCTCCGACCAACTGCCGTTATTATCGACCGCCGTGTCGTACTTCGCCGACGTGACGCTGTGCCTGCTCCATGTTGTGGCCATCTGGTTCATGACTATCGCAGCGTGTTCGGGTTGACGTTGGCCGTGCTCACGCCGCCGCGCTGGCCGTGGGTCCGGAAAGCTTGCGGAAACGCCCAGTTCTGCGACCCCACCGTATTGGCGCGCGTCATGGCGGTCCGCGCCTTGGCGATCGCAGCCGCGAATTTCGCCAGATGAAATTGCGCCAGCCCCATATTGGAGTAGCCGAACCCCGGCTGCAGCATCATGTTGCCGAGGATGCCGTCCAGGATGCCAATGCCGTGCGCCGGCAATACCCATTCGGGAATGTGCGGCGGATAGCATTCGAACGGATCGGCCACGTTCTTGACGACCACTGCGGTCATCGGCTGCGTGTTGGTGTAGGGATACAGGAACTGCACCGTCCCGATCACCGGCATGACGGCCTGCTGCGCCACGTTGTTCTGATCGACCACCCCGTAAAGCCGCAGGATGCGCCCCGTCAGCGGACGCAGCGGATATTCGAGGGTGTTGGGAATGACCGTGAAGTTGATGGCCTCCTGCCAGCAATTCGAGCGGTCGAAGAATTCCTGCAGGACGTCGAACAGCTGCACCTGCAGCGCGGCGCGCGACGCGCCGCTCAGCGCCACATTGGCTTGGCCGATAAGTTTTTGCCAATATCCCTCACCTTTATCCATCAATTTGGCTCCTTATGAGCCGCGATATAGGCTACCGCAGCCAGAAGCATGTTTAGATCATCTCTAAAATGACCAATCCCAACATTGCAGTTATAACAAAGCAGCCCACGGTTTTTATTTGTTTTGTGGTCATGATCAACATACAGATGTTTATGTCGCGCATGAGTCTGCATCTGCCCACAGATGGCACATCTGCCATCTTGCGCTGCTAGCATCGCTTCGTACTGTTCAAGTGTAAGGCCATACAAATTCTTATAATTGTTCGCACGCCGTTTATTGTAGAAATAATGCGGTTCATCTTTTCGTTTCTCAGCAGCCCACGTTTTCCAGCTCAGCCGCCTATTCTCACGGTTTTTAGCATTACTCTTCAGCGTGGACTCTCGAATAAATTGCGCGTATTCCGGATCAGTTTCACACCGCTGTTTACGCCGCTCAGCTTGAAGTTTTACCTTTTCTGGATTGGCTGCCCGCCAAGAGCGCGCTTTAGCTGCCGCTATGCGTCGAGCGTTTATTTTCTCATATTCATCCATACCGATACTTGTAACAAATACTGGTATGGCGTCAATGGCAATATAACGTGCAGCATCTAAGCTCATTGTCCTGGCCTCCCCGGACCGGAGCCGCCGGCAACGCCGCCCAGCGTGCGGCCAACCAGCCCGGCGTTGAACTGCGCCATGAGCGACGACGCCCGCACGTCCTGCACGTCCTCCTGATCGCGCTCGAGCGCGTGAGCGCACAGCCCGTGCAGGATGGCCAGCCGGAACTGCGGCTCCATGGCGACGTAGGTTTCGTCGACTTCCGTGAAGGACTGCGTCTGCCCCTTGGTCTCCAGGTTGAAGACGAAAAGGTCGGGGCGCAGCCGGCGGGCTTCGAGCAGCGTGATGTTCAGCGCGGTGAGGAGGGAAGGATCGTCGTAGCGATAGGGCGGGATGGTGTCCTGCAGCAGCGTTCTGGCGTCCGCCATGTAGTCGGCGACCGTGTTGAGCGTCGGCTGGTCGCGGTCGCTGTAGTTCCCATAATAGGACGGCGACGTCGCCATGGGCTCCCTCGTGCCGGGCCGAGCCTACCCGGGAAGTGTTAAGGAAATCTTAATCGGCAGCGTCGATGCTATGCTGGGTTTGGCGGGCACGAGGCGAAGCGCCGGGCCAGCGGCGCCACCGGGAGGACTAGGCACCTCCCGGCGCGATGAGCGGCCGTGCCGTGTCCGCTGAAGTCGGAGGAATCGCAATGGCTGTACCCATAGCGATTGCCGTGACGATTAGGAAAACTAGAACCGGCTGGTCGATCCGGTTCTGGATAAGCTTCCTGATCTAAGCGGCGGAGGGGGGTGGCGCGAACCATCCCCCTCCTACTCCGGTTTATAGTCCTGACGCGACGGCGCGTCCATGGGGCAAAGCCGGCTTCTCTTTCATGCTGTAAAGGCCTCCTGTTGAACAGTGTGTATGTCCTGGTATCAGTTACCCGCCTGAGATGACCTGGGCTTGGCAAATCGCAGTGTTATCAAGGACTTGGTAGCCGTACACCTGTAGGCCTCTCAAAATTTGCCCGAAGGTCAGCTCACTCCTCAACGTTTCGATTTTACTCACCTGCGACGCGAACGTCAGGGCATGGGCATGCCCTGCGAAGATCGGGTATTCGCCAGCCGCAAAATGCGTCGCGTCCTGAACCGACGTCGGCAACAAGTTAGAGATGTATATTGTGAACCTATCAACCATTCCGAGCCGGCCGTTGCGCAGCATCGACACCGGATCGCCCGACAGATAGGCTTGCCGGAGCTCGCTCTGCTTGATCTGCCGCCCGGCCCAGGACGGCATCACCACCCACCGGCCGATCTCCGGGATGTTGAACTCGTCGAGGCACTGCCCCATCCGCAGCAGACAATCCAGGATCGTTATCTGCCCGGTCGTAGGCGTCGCCCCCACCAGGGTGAGCGGCGTGCCCTTGATGCCGAGGTTCAGGTTCCCGGAAACGTTGCCCGCCGTCGCGCCCATGTTGAGCGCGTTGGCCTTGGCAACAATCCCGCCGAGCACGTCTTTGTCGACCGTGATCTTTAACTGCTGGGCTGCATCCCTTGATCTTCGTAACGAGACGCAACTCTCGTCACCGCCGTTTTGGCTGCTGCATATTCCTATGCAGAGGAGACTATATCATCACCCCTTTCGGGGGCCGGGCGCTTCGGGCCGCTTGGCCCTACGAGCTTTCGCTCTAGTCGTTGCACCTTCCGCTTTCGCGGCTTGGCTCAGGATTGGCCGTTCTGGCGTTCCCCTGAATTCACCCGGATTTGTTCAATGCAGATTGCTCTGCAAGGGGACTATAATTAATCCGACCAAATGCTCAGCAGATTGAGATCCGACTGGATCTCCATCACGTCGTCGAGGATCAGGCTGAAGTAGTAGCCGTTTCCGATATACAGTTCGACCGAGCCGCCGGACGGGCGATCAAGCCCAAGCAAACCGTCGGCAAGGTAGGGTCGAATCGTGATCGTGGGTTTTGTCCGGATTTTCACCCGGTCGCCCATATTCTGTATCTCGCCCTCGTAATCGGTATTCGATATCGCGGACAAGCAGGTACTCGCATAAAATTTTTCGACCAACTTTGCCGACCAGATTTCCGTTCTGTTACTACGCGACGGTCAATCGCGTTTAACTTACAGCCGCCCTAGACCGCAAGCGGGATGGCCATTTCTCCCATCCTCCCCATGTCGCCATGGGGGTCGGACTGTCGCATCAACGAAGCAATGCGCTCCGCCGCCCTCTCGCTCAGTCTCTGCGGGTCCACCTTCATAGCGCGCAACTCTTCAACAAAAGCCGCGCGCGCCTGTTCCATCCCCGCGAAGCAAGCATTCTGACCAAAACGAGTGTCTTTGGTTTGCCGGCCAGACGCATTATCCAGCCACCAGAGAACAAGTTTGGCCTGCTCCGCTTTCAGGATCAGGTGGGGAAGGATCAAGTTCAGAATGCGACGCATATCGTCGCCATTCAGCCACTCAAGCGACCAGCTGTTTTGCTGGTTCGCCTTCCCGGCCTTACGGCCGACAAGGTGGCCTCCAAACCTGGCACGCAGCAGCTCCATCATCGAACGAGCGCTATCAGCCATGCACATGCGAACGCGAGGTCGCACATACAGTCTGTTTCTGCCCGTCTTCGGATACATCCGCTGCACGTCGATACACCCTTCACCGTCGAAGAGCCCAGCCAGGTATTCCGGAGTCACTGTCTGCTCCTATGGAATAAACCCATGCTGGATAGTGGTTCCCTCGGGTGACGTCAATGACGCGTTCCCGGAATCAGAGAGGGTTTAACATCCCCAAAATTAGTAACGGCTAGGGATGAACCCGGTCGATTGCAGCGTGTTGGCGGTAGAGCCGACGGGGGTTAGGGGAGGCGTCGTGCCTGATGTTGCGACGCCAAAGCCCGCAGTGGGGATAGCCATGAAGTCCCTCATTGCCTGGGGGACTGTCAGCACTCTGGCTTGAGCAGCCCCCGGTTTATCGGATGCGCCCTTCGCGGCCTGCAGCAATGATGTCGGCGTCCTGCCGAGCCCACTCGGCTTCGCGTCCGACATACGCACCCTTTCGGTGCGCACTGTAGAGCTGCGCGATCTGGGCGCGCGTGTAGGTGGGTTTCTCGGGGGGCAACGAGGCATCGCCTCCAGTCGCCGGCCTTGCCCTGCCAGGGGCCGCAAGTGAGGCCAGTGGTATCGCCGGCTCCCGTGGAGGCGCTGCCTGGTGGGAGACGGGCGCTGGTTCGCTGTGGCCGGTAGCTACTTCCTCTTGTTGGAAGCCTCTGAAGAACGAGATTGCGCGTGGAGCATCAGCTGAAGCGATAGCCTCGTTCAACAATTGCTGTCTAACACGTCCGGAGTAGAGGTCAACACCCAAGAGCCAGTTATGCCAGCGCGGATCGCGGTCGATCTCGCGGTAGTTTGGCACTGCGAGCTCGACGCGCTGATCCATGGTGCGCCGGGCTTCGAGCGCCAGACGGCGCTGCAGCTCGGCGTTCTGCTGTTCGATCTGTTGGATCGTCGGCGCCAGCGCCTGGGCGGCGGCGCGCTGCGTGAAGTCCACCAGGTCGGCGCCGTAGTTCTGCACATCCTGCTCGGTCAGATACGACGGCGGCGGCGTGGGCGGACGGGGCGGCGAGCGCGGCTGCGTCACCACCTGCTGGACCGCCAGCAGCTCGCTGCCGAGCTGGGCCATCTGCTCCTGCATTTCGCCGATGGTCTTCTGGGCCGCGTTATAGCGGCCGTGCATTCGCTCATAGCGAAGCTTCCAGTCGGCCTCGTCCTCGGGCGACGGCGGCGGCGCAGTTTCAGGGGGGGCGGGGGGCGGCGGCGGAGCGGTGGCCTCGGCCGGCGCCGGCGGGGGCTCCGGTTGGGGCGGCGGCGGTTCCGCCTGCGCGGCATTGCCGTTCGCCGGCGGCTGGGCGGCATAGAGCGCATCCACCGCGGCGGCGCGCTTCCTGACCGCTTCCGGGATGGTGTCCGGATCGATCGGCAGATGCGGCATCGGCTTGGCGTCGACAGTCACGTCAACCATGGTCCCTGGCCTCCTGGAGGGCTTGCAGGATTTTCACGCATTGCTGCGCTCGTCCCTGCGCCACCGGCAAATCCGTGGTCGTATTGACCAGGTTGTCGGTGGCCTGCGCGGTGTATTGCGCGAATGCGACAATGAATTTATCGAATGCCTGCGGCGACGCATTACGCAAAAACCGAGCGTTGTCGATGATCTCCTTGGTCGAGCTCATGCCGCGTCGTCTGGAATTCCTGTGCCGAGCGGCCCTGCCGGCGGCGCTGAGCCCAGTGCTGGACCGCCCAGCGGGGGCGCGCTGGTTGGGGGCGCCGTCGGCTGTGGTGCCGCCGGATAGCGATTGGTCATGGCCGCCATCGGGTCCGGCGTCAGGCGCGACGAGCCCTTGCCCTGGTGCTTGATGACGCGGCCGTGCTTCGACAGCGCACTGAGGTCTTTCTTGAACACCATCTCTATTTTCCTCCGCATATCGTCACGGCGTTCCATCGCCTCGCGTTCCTGCTGCGACAGGGTGTCGAGCCACTTGGCCCACAGGAACCCCGGGTCGCCATATGGTCCCTCGTCGGCAACGAAACTGGTTCGCAGGTCTGTCATCCCTACGAGATTGGGCGGCATCTCAAACTCCAAATGGTTTCGGCCCTCCGTAACCGATCCCAGCGCCGCGGACGCCGAGGTCGGGGGCGCCCGACAGCGGCGTGGAGCCTTTCGAATACTCCCTGGTCGAGATCGGCTTGAGCCGTGGCGGCTTGGTCACGGCCTTGGCCGGATCGACCGGCTTGGGCGGGCGCATCATGGGCATCGTCCGCAGCCCCATCCCGCGCGCCATGGTCAGCGGGCACCTGTCTGCCCGGCCGTAGCCGGCACCGACGGCGAGAATCCGAACATCTTACCACTGCCGCCGGAGGCGAATTTCTGCTTAGCGCCGCCCGAGGTCTTGTGGGCGGTGCCGCCCGGCGTCTGCTCGCCGGCGGCGTCGGAAGATGCAGTAGTCGTATGGTCCCCAGGCCCACCAAACATTGGGGTATCGCCGCCTTCTGCAAACGTCACGTCATGCTCCGACTCCTGCTTGCCCTTTGCCATAACCTGCCTCCTTCGATTCTGATGCCAATTGCCAATAAAACTAGCGCTTTTTAGTCATTTGCGCTAGAGTGCGCAGCAGGATCAGTGCGCTAACACCGATCCTGCCACTTGCCTCAAACCGTAGGAGCGGTCTAATGGCCAAGCTAAAAGATATCACAGGTCAAAAATTTGGCTACCTGACAGCAATCCAGCCAACCAATAGACGAGCTGGACGCAACGTAATCTGGCTTTGCCAATGCGATTGCGGCAACACTCATTCCATCCCCGCAGGCGACCTTCAACGACCTAGAGATAATTCCTGCGGCTGTAGACGCGGCACATTAGAACATGGCTATGCCAAAAGAGGGAAAAAACATCCGCTTTACAAAACCTGGATAGGCATACGCGATCGATGCAACAATCCAAGCAATAAACGCTACCACGACTATGGTGGCCGAGGCATCAAACTTCGCGACCCATGGAATGAGCCTACCGTTTTCATAAACGGCATCCTTACCAGTATTGGAGATCGTCCACCCGGCATGTCTCTCGATCGCATCAACAACGACGGTGACTATGAACCTGGCAATGTTAAATGGTCTACTCATAGTGAACAAATGAAAAACAGGCGCCCGCGTAAAGAATGGCGTCATACGCTTGCACAATTCACCACCGCAGAACTAGAAGCCGAAATAGCTCGAAGGCAACTTGCTTAGCGCATGCGCCCGTCAAGCAAAAACCAATCCCAGCGTAACTTCATTCAGCGCACCCGGCGCGCGCTGATGTAACCCGTCACCGTCACGGTGCCGCCCCCGAAGGTCGCCAGCGCCACCAGATAGACCGACTTCGACGTACTGGTGCTGACCCGGATCAGGCTGGTCGGCGTGGTCTGGGTCTTGCCCGACGGCATGCTGGACGCCCAGATCTGCTGCATGATGCCCTTGCCGGTCGCCACGTCGTTATCGGACGGCAGCGTCGCGGCAGTCTGGCTAAGCGCCGCAATCACACTGTTTGGGCCGGTGCTGACCGGCGTGAAAATCACCACCCCGCCGACCGTCCAATCACCGGGGGTCAAGGTGATGGTCGTGACGTTCATGGCCACGTTCGTGGTCAACCCGACGCCTGCGAAATTACTGCCCGATATGACCTCACCGATCGTCCCTGGCGCCGCATCGCTTCCGTCGGTGACGCCCTTGAGGTTGAACGTCCCGGTCGGTCCGACGACACCTGCCGGACCGGTCGGGCCGGCTATACCCTGCGGACCGAGCGTGCCTTGCGCACCTTGTGGACCCACTGATCCCGACGCCCCAGTGGCTCCGGTAGCGCCCTGAGTGCCGATCGCCCCCGACATGCCGGTCGGTCCCATCGGGCCTGCTGCCCCTGCGGGTCCTGCCGGTCCCTGCGGGCCTGCCGCCCCTGCCGGTCCTACCGCACCGGTCGGCCCCACCGTGCCAGCCCCACCACCACCTGTCGCTGCATCCGGCATCTCCAGCACAACAGAAAAAGTCCGGTCCGCGCTCTGCTTTGTCTGCGCCGTGAACGTGCCGGAGCGAAACCGCAGCCAGGAGATGCCGTAGCCGGTATTGGGCGGCATGGTGACGGCTGCCCCCGGCGTCACGACCGGAATCGTCGCCGGATAAGTCGTGAAGTCCCCGATCGGGGCCGCAAGATGCAAGTTGTTGTAGACCACGCCGTCTACGGATGTTTGAAATGTCAGCGGCGCCGCGTCCCAATCCGGCGGCATGATGATGCGCAGGATCCTGGTGCTGCCCGAGCAGTCGACCCCGCCCGACATTGAGTGCCCGGCAGGGATCGTCAGCGACAGGGTCTGCAACGACACGACAGCCTCCTATCGGATGGCAGGAAAATGAAACGTACCGCCGCCCATCAGCACACCGATCAATGCGATCAGCGCAAGCAGCAGCACGATCACCCAAACACCCTTCTTGACCTGCGCCGGGAGCGGATAAATGAACGATTCGATAACCCAAATTGCCAGATAGATGACACCGGCCAAGACGATCAGACCGATGAGGAACCAGAGCACATTCACCGCCATGGCAGCCATCACAGCCTCCTATTTGGCCCTCGGTTGACGTTATGTGACCGGCACCCCGTTGACGAGCACCGTAACCTCGCCCACCACGTCAATATCGACTCGCACCGTCGCCGGCCGCGCTGGCGGCAGCGGGCGCGGTGGCCGCTCGCCGCCGGCCGGCGGCGGCCGCTCGGCCGTTTGCGGAGGCCCGCCGAGCACCTGGGCGATGGACTCGCAGATCACGTCGAAGTGCTTCTCGTAGAGCGCGGCGTCCGCCGTCGAGTCGACGAAGCATGTCTCGATCAGAACGGCCGGCATGTCGGTGCCGTTGAGAAACGCGAGGTCCATCCGCTTCTTGCCGCCGCGATCGATGAAGTCGCCGGCGTCCGCGATGGCGGCCGACATCTCGCCCGCGAGCGCTCCTTGCGTGAGGTACAGCACCTCGGTCCCCATCGGCTTCGTGGTCTCGACGTAGGCGTTGAAGTGGACGCTCACGTCCAGCTCGCGGTCCTGCTTGTTGTGCCACGACACGATGGCGTCGAGGTTCTGGCTCTGCGTGGTTGAGGTGTCATCGTGGAATGTCACGACGTCGACGCCGCGCGCGGCCAATTTGTCGGCTACAGCCTCGACCACGCGCCGCGCTTCGTCGACCTCGTCGAGAACGCCGCTGGCGCCGCGCACCAGCTTGCCGTGGCCGGAAGAAATGGCAACGCGATCATAGGGCATAGCGGCGGTTTCCCCTTGTTCGAACGGAAATACGACCTCGACCTCCTCGTCGGTGGTGAGATCGAGCGCATCCATCAGGCCGGGCGAGATATCGGCGACGCGGTCGGTCTCGTCGTGCGGTCCCCAGTCGGACGGCCGCGCCACCAGCGCTTTGCCGGTTTTGATGTTGCGCACTAGCACCCGGACGTCGAGCAGGTCTTCTTTGGACAGGCCGGGGGCGTCGTAGTCCCAGCGGCACGCGATGTAGTATTCGTCGGGGTCCAATCGCCGCGCCAAACCGGTGGTGCCCGCTGGCTGGTAGTCCAGAAACAGGTCGGGTGCCATGTCGACCGAGTAGATGAAAGCAAGACCTTCACTGGGAGAAACGCCTTCATCATCCGGGCCTCCGAACCAAGACACCTTGCCGCGCAAAGTGGTCATGGCTTGACCTGCTCGATCGAGCCGGACGGCACCACGGGCGGCAGCATCCACATTTCCAGGCTGCCGCGTCGCTCTTGCGGCACCACGCATTCCGCCAGCAGCTTCTGCGAATCTCCGGTCAGGTTGATCATCATCTTCATCAGCTCGAGCTGGTTGGCGCGGAAATCTTTGCTGCCGAGGAACACTAATGTCGAAAACAAGAGATTGAAAGCGAGCAAGCTGAGCGTAACAGGTTGCGACTTCATCGAGTCGATCAACGTGTTCGCAACCTTAGCGCCCTGCTCAGCGATCCCAGGACTCAAATCTGTTCTCCTGTGCTATGATGCGCAGCGGGATCGGTCACTGGTCTCTGTCTGCCAGATAAACTGCAATCCATTCCTGTTTCAGAATTTCCAGCCGGCCGATGGCTTCCGTGAACTTGATTGTCTCGCTCGCTCTATCTGACCAGTCTCCGTCGGAATGTTGAAGGATCATGATAACCGACGTAATTTCTCCATTCCTCGCTTCTTTCAAGGCCGTGGCCAGGATGGCGACGATGCTCTCCCGGACTTGGTCTTCCGCCTTGGGCCTGGGAGCGAGCGAGAGGACAGCGGGATCGGTCATTTTTTCTTGGCGCCCATTTTGGCCTGTCCCTTGCGGTCCTCGGCCTTGTCCTGCGCGGTTTCTTCGTAGTCTTTCAGCGACACGCCGCGCTTCTTGGCGCCGCGCCGGTCTTCAGCAAGGTCTTTCCTCGAGTTCTCGTAGAGGGGCGCCTTGTTTTTCGCGGCCATTGTCATCCTCCGTGGTCTGATAACTGGTGAAAATGCTGGAGTCGTGATTGGCGCGGAACCACCAGATCGGGAGATCGGGGCAGCGCTGCTCTACACGTGCAAGTATATTGACCTCCCAGGTCAGCAGCTTGTCTTCCTTGAGGCACCGCATGTATTCGGTTTTGACGGCGCTATCGAGCTTCCTGACATAACGGCATGGCACCACCACGACGCCGCCGCAAAACCGCCAGTTGGGCTGCCGGTCGTCGTGGTTGCGCTGCTTGTCCCAGCATCCCGGGATGGCGATGGCGCGCTCGTTCTCGGCGCGCCGCAGGAAATCCCGGACGATTTGCTCCGTGACCCCCGGGATATGGAAGATGCCGAAGTCGATCCAGCACGCCACGTCGTGCGAGGACAGCGCAAACCGCTCGGCCACCTGCACCAGACACTCGATCTTCTGCGCCATCACGATGTGATACTGGACCGAGTTCTTGCGCGGATTGTCCGCCACCGCATGATCGAACCCGTCCAGGTCGGGGTTCATACACAGATAGTCCCACAGCCAGCAGTCGCTCACCTCGCCCTCGAGCTTGATGAGCGGGTGAGAAGAAGCGCCAATCGCCATGTGCAGCCTGGCGCCGAGCGCGCGGTACTCCGCTTCCGGGCGCGGGTGCCCTGGGATCGGGACAAAGCCGGTGACCGCGACGATCATGGCGGCACTCCCATGAACGTCAGCACCTCGTCTACGCTCATCACAGCGGTCCACGCCTCGGCATCCCGTACGCCATATGAGACCATGAGCTGCTTCTCGGCCGGGAAATACGCCAGGCCGGCGGCGAACTCTATCTGGCGGTCGTGAAACACGAATGGCCGTGAGATATGCGTCAGCAGGCTGGCGCGACCGAAGGCGACGAAGCGGTGCTGGTAGTAGCGGTTGCCGGGACGGCCCGGGATGGTGCGGGCTTCGTGCACCAGCGCGAGATAGCGGCGGGGTGCGACACGGATGACCTGCGAGCCGCCGCTGATGTGGCCGGTCTCGATGTCGAGGTCGTAGTGCGCGATCACCTCGCCCTCGGTGTTGACCAGCGTATCGAGCCGATAGACAAACACCAGCTCGCCGTCGATGACCCACGGCATCCAATTCTTCTCGTGGCGGCGCTCGGCGGGCAGCACCTGCTTCCAGCCGACACCATACTGATCCCCCGAAATCGGTGCGATGACCTGCTCGCACCATCCCTCCGGGGTGCGCTCGCGCACGCACGAGGAGGTCCACAGCGTGCCCTTCCATTCAAACAGCCTCGAGTCCTCAAACCCGCGCACCAGCTGATATTGCGGCTCGGGCCAGTCTGGCGGCAACGCCAATTCATGAACCGATCGTTCCTGCCCATGATATGACACCAGATAATTCCTGGTCCGTATGCAATCCGGGCCGGCGCCGGTTCCGTTGGGGGTGCGGGCGACGTAGTGTCCTTCGCTCGTGATGGCGTAGTTGACCGCGCGCACCAGCACGGTGATGCGGCCCAGATGAATGACCACCGACGGGTTGGTGGCGGCGTAGCCGTCGGCCACCGGAATCTCGATCTGTTGTGGCTTGAATGACGGCACGTGCTCCTTGAGCGGCTGCAGATACCAATACTGGTTGGCGCGCGCCTGCTCGCGCGAGGGCGCCGATGCGGTGCGTGACAGCACAATCTCGTCGCACACTTGCGCGCCGCGTGAGCGCAGTTGCGGTTCGTACCAGGCGCAGATCGAGAACTCGTCCCTCGCGCCATGCCGGTTCGCGTGGTCATCGACGAACAGCAGGTCGTCCTTTGGGTATGGCAGCGCCAGCGCGGCGGTCGAGAACAGCAGGCTGGCGTGGTTGTCGCCGCGCTCGCGGTAGTGCTTGGCGAGCGCGACCAGCGGCTCGGCGCGCGTCGGGCGCATCTGATAAGCCGCCAGCATGTTGAACACGAAGGCGTGGGTCTGGTCCATGTGCTGGCAGCACAGCGCCCGCCGGAACTGGGCGTACCAGCGTTCCTCTGGAAAGCCGCCCAGCGCGACACGCTCGCGATACGCTTTGATGGCCTCCGTGAAGCGGCCGAGGTCGTAAAGCGTCTGGGCGAGATAGAAGGTGTAGCGCTCGACGAGCCCCGGTCTTTTTTCGGTGCGCAGCGCCTTCTCGAGGAGGGCGAGGTCGCGATGTAGTTTTTCTGGCCGGTTGGCGCCGTCGGCATGGTCTATAAACGCGGCGCCCTCGATTCGGCCAGCGGAGTCCACCTGAAGAAATTCATGCGTGACCCCGACGAACTTGCCGGTGGCGGAGCGGTGCACGAGGCGGCGGTTGTAGTAGCTCAGGGCGCCGCCGCTGGTCTGGCGCATGTCGTAGGCCGGTCCTCCATTGAGTTTCTTCACCCAATCGGGGTCGGAAACATTCAGAGACATATCGGCATCACATAAAATCAACCACTCCCATTCGAGCGGGCTCGCGCGCGCGGCCTTGAGGGCGGCGTTGCGGGCCTGCTCGAAATTGACGAAGGGCGCCTTCACCAGCTCCAGCGGCTTGCCGGCGTCGGCGAACAGCCTCGTCAGCAGCTCGGGGGTTCCGTCCGTCGAGCCGGTGTCGACCACTACGGCGGCGTCGATGTGCGGCAGCAGGCTGGCGACGCAGCGCGGCAGGATGGCGCTTTCGTTCTTTACTATAGCCGACCAGGCGACGACGACCATATCACCAGCTACCGGTGGGTCCGCTCGCGCCGGTTACGCCGGTTGCGCCGGTTGGACCGCCTGCCGTGCCACTGATGTCCTCCTTGGCATCCATGACCTCGATTTCTTCGCCAACGGCTGCCGTTTTCACCAACTGCGCGATCGCTTCCTCGCGACTGGTAGCGGTAACGGTCGTAAGAACGATCGGTAAGGTCTTGCGTGATTTAACGACAAAAGTGGACGTCGCAGACCCCGTAGCTCCCGTGGTTCCTGTCATGGTCGTCTCCTTTGGTTTATGGTATGCAGCGTGCAATCGATTACCTGAACGAATTTATCCTGGCGGGCCGCCAACAGGCACGGGTGGACGCGCACCGGGGCCAGGCGGAGCCGATTGGTTCCCTACCAAGTTGGTCTGCAGCGACTTTGCTTGAGACATAGAAGACGGCTGGTTGCCCTGTGCCTGCCTGGCGGCTTGGTCCATCGGGCCGCCTGGGGCGGGGCTTCCAGGCGGCCCTGCGGGTGCGCCGCCGGGAGGAGGGGGCGGTGCGCCCGATTGGGGCCCATTGCCGGGCTGGCCGGCGCCGTGAGCCGCCAGCAGCCCTGCGGTGAGTTCGGATGCGATCTTCTGGGTGCCGAGCTGGACGCCCATCTGGACGCCCGCCTCGACGCGCTTGTCGAGCGCCTGCTGCTCGGCGCCCTGCTGTTGGGCGGCCTGCTGCTTCTCCAGCTCGTCGTCGGACGGCACGATGGCGTCGCCGTCGAGCCCGATGGTCTGCGACACGCTGCGCAATATTGAACCTCGTCCTTTGATTCCGATGATTCCCATATCGATTGGATTAGCTGTGGATTGAAGAAATTCAACCTGTCGTTGGCGCTCGGTCTCACGCTGAATTGCAACGGAAACTCCCTCGACCGAGACGTCTTCTTCGCCAGTCAAAAGCCCCGTTGTGTCCGTCAGCATCACCAAGTCGATGAGTTGCTGCAATGCCGGCTCGAATATTTCGCGATCAACATTGGCGGCCACGCTTTGATGCACCTTGCTCGCATTATTCATCAGCATGGCTAATCCCGACGCGGTGCGGCCGGCGCCGCCACCGGGTTGGCCGCCAATATATTTTGGAATGGCGCTGACGTCGTCGGAGAGGTCTACGAAGGCTTTAAAGACCGTGAGCAGGTCCTGGGCATTGCTCTGCGGCTGGAAGAACTCGATCGGCGGCTTGGCGTTGTTGCCGACCGGGTCGTTGCGTACATGAAAGCGCTTCCAGGGATACAGTTCCTCGCCCGTCTCCTCTGGCGCGAGGCGATCGTCATTAATGACAACCATGGGCCCACTTGAAATGGAGAGATTGTTGACGAGGCTGCGCAGCGTGGCGTTGGCAACGTCCTGGAGGTCGGCAATCATGTCGACGAGGCCGTTGCCAACGGGCGTGCCGGGAACTTTCTCGAAGCTGGTTATAAAATAGGGCGGTCGTGCGCGCGGCGAGGGAGACAGGTTGGCCTTGATGATGTGCGAGCCGATCACGAAGACGTCGACGCGGTAGTCGCGCTCGGGGTCGGAGATGCCGGGCATGCCGTAGTCCTGCAGGGTCTCGCCCCAGACGTTGCCGTGGAATTCCATCTGGGTAATCAAGCCGGAGCGGTTCCAGGCGGGGTTCTCGCGGCTCTCGAGCACGGCGCGCTCGGCGTCGGTGGTGTCCCAGTTGTCGTAGAGGCCGCCGCGTCCGTACTCGCTCAGCACGGCGCGGACCTCGTCGTGGTCGAAGCCCGGCAGGTCGAGCAGGTCGTTGATCTCGGCGCGGGTGAGGCGCGACTTCTCGATCACGTTGGCGCTTTCGATGTCGGCGACGCCCGGAGTCCACCACAGGTCGAAGGGCGACACCCGCGACCACATCATCTTCGGGACCTGCTGCACGGATGGCCGGCTGTTGATCCAGCGCACCTCCGGCATGATCTTGACGGTGGGGCCTTTGATGCAGGCAAACGGGAAGATCGGCAGGTCGACCAGGAATTCGGCAAGGGCGTGATAGAACCTGCCCTCGCGCAGGATTTCCTCGATCTTGTCCTGGGCGATGCCGGCTTGGTCGCGGGCCTTCTTCTTGGCGGCTTCGGAGGCGGATTCGAGGAGGGCCGCTCGGCGTTTGGTGATGTCTTGCGCGTCTGGCGCCTTGCCGGTGACCTGCATCACCATCTGCTGCTCGTGCGCCAGCAGGGCGTCGATCTTCGCGACGATGTCGGGCGGCACCTCGGGATCGGCGGGCGCGCGGATGCCATAGGGCAGGTCGGCACCGAGGTAGATGTCGCGCAGCAGCGAGGTGGCGGCGCGGCATTTCTGCGCGGTAAGGCGGGCATAGACTTGGGAGCCGCCGAACTTGGAGACCTCCTGGAACTTGGTGGGGTCGTACTGGCCGTTGAAGGTGCGCAGCGCGGCGAGCATGCGGTTCGACCAGCCGGCCGCAGTGTTGCGGTGGTTGCGCATGATTTCGAACTGGCCGCGCACGTAGCCGGCGAGCTCGGGGGGGGCGGGTTGCTGCTGGGGAGCCGCGGCGGCCGAGCGGGCGCGCGCCTGCTCCTGGAGGTGGGCTTCCAGCGCCGCCGGAGGCACGACCTGCAGGACGCTCTGCTGTCCGAGCGGATTGACGGCCATGAGATTGCGTGTAACAGCAAACTGTTAAGAGTTTCTTAACCTTTCGGGCAGAAAATGGCCCAGCGCCCCGGGCGCCAGTCCTTGGCGGCCACGGAGACGAACTTGATGCCAGACATGCCCGACATGGACGAGGCCAGGCTGGCCGCGCTGGCGCGGGAAATGGCCATGCGGGTGCGTGACGCCGCTGCGATCTTTGCGGATTACGGCATCGACGAGACGCAATATTACGAGCTGTCGACGCGCCACGAGTTCTTCAAGCGCGCCATGGAGCAGTTCGCCCTGGAATGGAACTCGACGCTCTCGACGGCCGACCGGGTGCGGGTGCTGTCCGCCGCGGCGCTCGAGGATGCGCTGCCGATGCTCGGCGCCAGGATGAAAAGCATGGAGCCCCTGGCCTCGGTCGCCGAGGTCGCCAAGCTGATGGCGCGCAACGCCGGCATCGGCGCCGAGGCCAAGGGCGATGCCAAGAGCAACGAGCGCTTCGTCATCACCATCAACCTCGGCGACAAGCAAGAAACGTACAACAAGTCGATCGAGGTCAAGCCAAACGACGTCGACCTCGGGGCCAGCGATACCGCCAACGCGGTCACGGTCGATCTCGGGGCGGCGGAGGCAATCCCGGCGCCGGTGCTCCCTCGGCCGAAGTGGAAAGGTGGAAAGAAGGGCAAGGTGCGCATTTATTCGCGCGGCGTGGGAAAGGCATGAGGGAGATGAAACCAAACAGGCGCGACTACGGCAAGAACGATCCCCGCTTCGACGACGGCAAATCGCCCGGCATCCGGCCGGATGATGATGAGGATGACGGGCCAACGTCCTTTCCAGCCCCCGAACCGCTAGAAAACCGCGGCGCTTTCGACACGCAGACCAGCAGACGAGTGCTGGGCCGAAAGACCGGCGACGACAGCGTCTATTCCCCCGACATTATGCCGCGCAACGACGAGACGGGGACCTGAAACGAGAGGAGGAACTCAATGGCTCATTCGATCATCTATGACCAATATACGCCGGGCGGCCCGCACAGCCAGATCACCACCGTTGCGGCCATCGTGCCGTCCACGCTCAGCCAGTACGCGGCGGGCGGGGTGGCCGAGCAGATGCGCGTGGGGGTGAGCGGCGCGCTGGTCTACAATCAGCGTGCGGCGGGCGGCTGCGCGGAGCAGCTGCGCCTCGCCGCCAATGCGCTGCCGTGAGGGGATCCCCCGTCTGCACGAGGGCAAGCATGGCTAAACTGACCACAAAAGACCGCTCCCGGCTGCCGTCGAGTTCGTTCGCGCTGCCGGGCAAGGGCGAGGGCAAGAGCGGGAAGGGAAGCGGTTCATTTCCGATCCCGGATGCGAGCCAGGAACGCGCTCGCCCGCGCGTCCGGCAAACCGGTCGAGGCCGCGGTGCGCGCCAAGGTCAAGGCGAAGTTCCCCGGCATCGGGAAGTAGATGTCCCTGCTCTATGACGCGCCGCCGACGCTGCGGCGGTTCATGCGGTCCGACAGTTTCGGGCGTATTGCGGCTGGACCTGTCGGCAGCGGGAAAACTACGGCGTGCGTCATCGAGCTGTTGCGACGGGCGATCCAGCAGGCGCCGGCGCCAGACGGATACCGCTGGAGCCGAGTCGCCATCGTGCGCCAGACCTTGAAGCAGCTCAAGGACACGGTTCTCAAGGATTGCAGCTTGTGGCTTGAGGGTTTGTCCCAGTGGCGAGTATCCGAGAATACGTTCCTGGTCGAGTTTGGCGACGTCAAGAGTGAGTGGATATTCATTCCGCTCGAGGACGCCTCCGATCAAGCGCGCTTGCTATCGATGCAATTGACGATGGCGTGGATCTCGGAGGCCATCGAGTGCAACTTCGACATCCTGGCGCCGATCTCGGGCCGCATCGGGCGCTATCCATCGGGAGGGCGCGGCGTGCCCACCTTCTCGGGCATCATCGCCGACACCAACATGCCGGCCGAGGAGACCGACTGGCACCGCTTCATGGAGAACCTGCCGCCCGACTGGTCGCTGTTTCGCCAGCCGTCGGGGGTGAGCCCGCAGGCCGAGAACTTGGACTGGCTGCTACAGACAGATGCGACCATCAAGCTGCCGGTCGGGCATCCGGACAGGATTGCGCAGGGGCGGCGCTATTACGAGCGATTCCTCGAAATGTACGGCTCGGATCACCCTTGGGTGAAAAGATTCGTTTACGCCGAATATGGAAATGACCCATCGGGTGAGGCGGTGTTCCGGGCCACCTTCAATCGGGCGTTCCACGTGCGGGATACCATGGTGGTGCCGGGCTACAATCTGATTTTGGCCCAGGACTTCGGCCGCAATCCGTGGACGCTGATTTGCCAGGTCGACCATCTGGGCCGGCTGCTGGTGCACGAGGAAATCGCCGCCACCAACATCGGGCTGGAAAAGCACATCGAGCAGAACGTGCGGCCGCGGCTTTATTCGGGAAAGTATTCGGGATTGAAGGTCGTGGTGGTCGGGGACCCGTCGGGGGTCGCCAAAGGCACCATCTCGGAAGAAAGCTGCTTCGATGCCTTGAAGCGGCTTGGGCTGCCGGCTTTCCCGGCGCCGACCAACGATATCGACAAGCGGCTGCGGGCGGTGGAGCAGTTGCTCGGGCGCCAGGTCAACGGCGGCCCGGCGCTGGTCATCAATGGCGCGGGGTGCCCCATGCTGGTGCGCGCCATGAACGGGGGCTATCGGTTCAAGCGCCACCGCGAGGGCGCGCTGCGGGCGGTGCCGGAAAAGTTCGACGTGGAGGGCTTCTCACACGTTTGCGATGATTTGCAATACGCCTCTTTGATCGTCAGCGGCGGGCTGGTGCAGGAGATGGCGCGGCGGCTGGTGCCGCGCACCAGGAGGCAGGAACGGCCGCGGGTGAGCGCAGCAGGGTGGACGTAAACGCGCGAAGGAGAAACGGTGATGCCGACCAAGGACCCTCACATCGCGGTCATCGATGCCCAGGAAAAACTGCATGAGATCAAGCTAAAGGTGAAAGAAGCGGTCGCGCTCTTCAAGACCAAGGCAACCAATGGCACCCTGACCAAGGACGATCTGGCGATAATCAACGCCATCAAGCAGGTGGCGATCGACGCCACCCGCCGGGTGCAGGATGAGCTTGCCGAAGAACTGGAAAGCCACGAACGGCACGGACACTTACAGTGAATAGCTGGTTATGAACCGACGTTCCTGCATCGTCGGGTTTTTGCGACCGAAAGCATGTCGCTGATTTCCGCAACAATCGCCGCTGCAAACCTGCGGCTGCTCTTTGAACCTTGCCATCGCCTTGCGATTGGTCCAGCAAGGACAATTCAACTGATCGTAATGCTGGTTCCGATCTTCCTTCAGCCGACGCCACATGTGTCTGCTGACCTGGTGACGTCTAAATGCTCGACTTCGCATGATTGATCTCCATGCATGCTGGCGCTACCCGCATGCGTATGATCTTCATGCTCACGTATCGGCTCATTGTCGAAGAGTTATGGGTCGGGAGTTACGCTTTCGGCTGGGATAGCACGCCGGGCGCGTCGATCATATGACGGCGTTCAGGCCGCCTCCCGCCCCATTATTAAATCCATTGCGCGGCGGCGGTCTGGATCGGACAGCTTATAGCCGTAGCCCCAAATGTTTGCGATCGTGAGGCCGAACGCGGTGAGGCGGCGGCGCAGATTGTGAATGTGCACATACGTAGTGCGGATCGACGTCGCGACATCATGCCGGATCGTTCCGGGCTGCAGCAGCAGCAGGAACAAATCGGCCTCAATAGGGGTCAAATCAAACATCTGCTTCGCCGCCATCGCCAAGGCCTCGCGGTCGCTCACGATCTGCCGCGACAGCTCAACCGCACGTTCCTCGCGCGGAAAGCCGGGCGGCCAATCAGCACGCGGAAGCGAAATCAGGCGGCCAGCGTCGCGCACCAGACACAGATGTCGGCGCAGCTCTTCAGAGGGCAGTTGCACCGAGCGCGCAATGGCCCCGAGCGGAACACCCTCATCGGCCAGCCGGATCGCGATCTCGAAAGCATCGGTCATCAGCGCGCCTTTGCGGGGAGCGGGGGGGCGGCTCCCCGGGACAGCAATCCCGGAGAGCCTGGATGAACAGTCGTTCCCCGCCTTCGCGAGGAGGGACCGAAGGACAAACGGCCCCTCGGAAACAACCGCCATCGTACGCGGGATGCTTATCACATCGGTCGGCGTTCAGAGAAGGGGCGCATTCGCGCGCCCCTTCCGTGTTTCATTTACCGACAAATCTGCTGCCAGCCATTGCCGTTCCATCGCCACGGACAGTCAGCCTTGGCCGGAACCGCCGTCCATACGGCAACACCGGCCACTAGCGTTAGCGCGACAATAATCTTTTTCATTTAGTGTCCTTTCAATTCGGGCTTTTGCTGGCCCGGGTCGGCATGATCGCCGGTCATGGCGCTCCTCGCGGGGGGCGCCATGGGCTGCGATCATTTCTCCGTCGGGTCGGTCCAGTGAATGACGACGCGACATGCAAAAGGCGATTGGCTCACCGCTTCGATCTGGTCCGCGTCCTGCCCGTCGTCGATGATCATATCGGCCGGGACAATGTGGACGTGATAGCCGCTGCGGCCGTCAAGGCGCGCATTGCCGATGTCTTCATAGTCGCGGTCGTGCTCGCCGATTCCTTCGTCAACAAGGCGACATGCTGTAACCGGATCATCGGCAAAGCAGACGCCCCAAACAAAGCCGCTGGCATCGTCGATCAGCGCGTATCGGTTCATGTGTTGTCCTTTTCGGGTGTCCGGGCTTGCTGGCCCGGTTCGGCGGGATCGCCGGTCAAGTGCCGCAAACGGCGCGGCACTTGGGCTGCGATCTTTCAGCGCTTTGGCGGTGTTTGTCTTGTCAGAAGGCGCCAAAGTGTTGCGCGATCAGGCCTCATTCCCCCAGCCTCCAGGTCTGCCCCATGCCGGGGAACAGACCGTCGTCATTCGAGACCAAGATCAGGTCATGCGCCGTCGGCACGTCGCCGAACAGCTCGCCTTGCGTCGCCGCAGTGGCCAGCTTGCGGGATACCGGCTCCCCGTCGTGCGTCGAATAGCCCTCGCCCTTGGTTTCCATCAGGAAGGCATCGGCGCGCGCCAGCGTGGAGCGTAGGGACTTCTTTGCGGTGATCGTCATGATTGCACCGCCGCCGACACAAGCGCGCTTGTGCTTTCAACGATGTGGCCGTGCTCACGCGCAGCTTGCGCGTACACACTGAGCGGATGCATCCCCTTGAAATAGCGGTCGCGCTCGATCACTTGCGGATTGCGCGAAAACGCCACCTCCTCGATCTCCTCGCGGCTGACGTAGCCCAATTCGGGAAAGCCCAGGCCGAGATCGCAGAGACCAAAAAACCGGCCACTCTCCGCGTCGTATTCGGTGAGCAACCACGTGCAGCCGCCGGCCGGCGTGAACAGCTTGGTCACCGGAACATGGTCGGGCGTGTTGCCGTCCTTCTCGATTGCGGCGCGGCTGACGTCGCCATTCGAGACCAGCTTGGTGAGGTCCGCCTTGGTGAATAGTTGAACTCTCATTTTCCGTTTGTCCTTTCAGTGTGGAGGCTTGCTTGCTGGCAAGCCTTGATGCGGTCCTAACAGTGCTTTTGCTTCAGGTCCGCATAGTCGGCATAGCCAAGGCGCTCGGCCACCTTGTTGAAAACAAGGACGCGATCGCAATGGCCGCGCTCCCATCCCTCACGATAGGATTGCGAGCAAAAGCCGCTGAGACGGTGCGCGTCGAAATCGGCAAGGCCTTCGCTGTAGCCTTGCGCATAGTCCGCGTCGGTGCGCGTCCGGAAACTTAACAACATGGTCTTTTGTCCTTTCGAGTTATCGAGAACGATTGCTGTCGTTCCCTCTGGGCGTGCCGCCCGATAGGCGCCGCATTGCAGCGGCGCCCGTCGCGCGTCAGCCGTCACGCAGCCTCCGCATAGTTCTCATGATCCCGGAAAGCCGGGCAACCCTGCCGCGCCAGCGTCGCTATCATCGCCGCAAGCCCGGCCGTCGCCGCGGTCTTTTCAGACAGGAAATAGTCGGAGGTGGTGTTCATCGACGGCAGCAAGTAAGTGTCGGGCGGCAATGCGCCGCTGTAATCCTGCGTCGATCCCAAGCCGCCGCCCAACGGCTTGTTGACGTCGGTCGCACAACGCACACCTAACACAATGCGGCGAAAGAAACCGGCATGGCCCAACGCAAACGCCAGCGTCGCGATATCAACCGGCGCGCCCGGATCCTTCAGCGTTACCGCGGTTTCATGCGCGAATGTTTCCTTGGCGCAATAACTGGTCCCGATAATGTGGAGGCTGTAACCGGAAGCCTCTATCACGTCGGCGATTGCTGCCACTACCGCCGCCCGGTTGATAAAGCATTGCTCCGGGACATTATGTGTCCCGCCCATATGGTTGACTAGCGTCAGTATCGGCCGCTTGCGCGTCTCTGCGCTCGCGAGGCGCCGCATGGCGAGCGGATTGCCGGCAAGGTAGCGCGGGACGGACGGGACTGCGCCCGCAACGTCCCAACGCGCGATCTTGGCGGCTACGGGCTGCGTCGCCGCAATCGTATCGCGTAGGCGCGCTACCCGCGCGGCGCCGTCATGCCATCCATTGAGCGCAAGCCCGCAAGCCTCAGGGCCGGTTACCGATACAAGGTCGCGCGCCGAGTCTGAATTGTCGAAAAAGAAATCGTTCCAGCAATCGGCCGCCGGAATGGATTGCACGTACCGCACGCAATCCCCAACGCTGGCAAAGTGCGCATGCGATACCGTGCTCTGGGCGGTAATGGCCGGGAGATGATCCGCCAACCCGCGCTCGCTGTTCAGGTATATGTGTTTTGCCGTTGTCATTGTCTCGTTTTCCGTTCGCGTTGTCCAGCGAGTATATAGTCCATACTCGCCGGTTTGTAAAATCCAGCATGTTAATATATTAATATTAAATGCTTATCTCAATCCGCCGACGTACATCGGCCTTGCAGCCTTTCCAAACCAACGCGTTCTCGACCTGTTGGTTATTAAGACCGGCAGACAATGCCTTAATCCCCATAAGACTCGCGCGCGGCGATATGATCAATCGGTCGCCTGGCTGTATCGCACCTCGCAATCGCTGCACCCGATTGCACCAATCGGACGACATTGCCGCGGTTATCGCGCGCGGCACGGGTTTAATGACGTGGCGGTCATTATAAGGACCGGTCTCACCACACAACGCCAACTCAAGCGCATGATCATAATCCCAGCCCATGAAATAGAAGCGGTCAAGCAACGCCGCATCCATCTGGTTCCGACCTACATATTGCCGGTCGGCTCCCTGCCCGTACGTGTTGCCAGCCGCGATGCAACGAAAATCAGGGTGACGCTTGACCGGCAACGGATTGTCAGGGAAAGCCATGTGCCCGTTGGCCAGCGCTGCATTCAAGACCAATAATGCGCCAGCATCCCCCGCGTCTAATTCATCCAACCCCATAACCCCGCCGTGCTCATAAGCTTGCCGGAACGGCGTCGTGTGATACGCGCCAGCCGCGTCCTTATAACCCAAGAGTTCATGCGTACCCGATACCGCACCCTGAATGTAGAACGGAAGGCCTAGCGCCGTCGCTACTTGCTCCATCGCAGTCGTTTTGCCGCCACCCGCGCCACCGGCTAAAAAGACCGGCAAACCAACCGAGCACGCCGCAATCAATTCCGGAAGGCTCTGGTGTACGTACCCTTCGATCGTCGCCGTCACGATATTGTTAGTCGCAATATCCAACCGCGGCGCCGCATCGGTCTTGTGGTCTTTTAAGGCCGCCGCAAGCTTGCTATCGATAATCGCCGATACTTGCTCAATCGATAGCGACTTGCCGGCAATGCGGCTAACAATATTCAGCAGCTCGGAAGCATCGTCACTGGCATGGCCGTTGCCGTTAGTCGCATGGCCGTTGCCGTTAGTATAGCCGTTGCCATTGCTTGCCGCCGAGGTCTCAATCGTATCATTAGTATCAAGACCAGGTTCATCGCCACTATCATCCTCGCAACGCGCAAGCTTCGCTCGCAGCTGCGTCAAGCCGCGCCCGTCCGTCTGGTTATAAGCCTGCTGCATCTCAATATACGAAAGGCCTCCACAGAAAAGCGCGGGAAAGCCGTTCGCTACTAACCATTTCTTTACGTCGTTCCGATTGTCGCGCGATACCTTCAAAAGACCACGCGGGCCAAGCAAGGTTTCCGCCTCTTGGGGCGATAAGGTCGGCGTTCTCATGTGGGGTTGTCCTTAGTTATGGTTTGCTCGCCGAATATTGCTGCATCCGGTCTCATTAGAATATGCGATGCGATATTATTTTGCAAACCAGCCATTAATAGTTTTGTTAATGGTGCCGCCGCCAATCGTTAAAAGGCCGCGGTCTTAAATGGGGAAAATGTAGGAAAACAATACGGGCGGATGGCCATAAATGGTTTGAGATAGGGAATATCTGATTATGTCTGTTTCCGCCCCGAAAGGGTCAGTAAGGCTGCCCTATGTTCCGCTTTCGTACTGTGTGTGACCCGTCTGCCTTGCGCGTCACACTTCGCCGCCTTCAGCTCCCATCCGTTTGGGACACTGACGGGACATTGTTGCCGATAACCCAATGATTTCAATGAGGCGTTTTCCCTACCAGGGCTTTAGCGCTTTCCGGGGGCAGCGGGAACGTAATGAGACCGCCCCCTAGGCCCCCCCAGGTCCTCCCCCCCCCTACCCTGGACAGGCCACCCCCATCCGCGCTCTTAATACGTGTCCCTGAAATATTGGTTGGCTGGAAACCAAATTGGTATTTGTGCACCGCCGCTGGAAAACCGCTACCGTCAGTCCGTGGGTGCGTTTTCCGCCTTGTCCGCCACCCCCCTAGCTTAGCCCTCTGGAAAATCGCTGGGCGGATTTACCGGAGCATGGGGGGACGGCTTCCACTGGCTGAAGGAGGGTGCTCTATCGCCTTCCTTGACGGTGAGCTGTGCGGCTGCTCCGACGGTGGAGGTCAGGGCGTCGTGGTCGGAACCGGCGTGGCGCATGGCGACCGGGGTGTCTGGGTCGGCGCCTGCTGCGATGAGGGCTCGGCATCCGTCGAGGAGGGGCTGGGCGGATCGGCGGGCGACGATGGTGTCCTCGAGGTATGCGTCGAAGAGCTGGCCGCGGTTTGAGCAGGCGCGGGTGCCATCGGGGTTGCGGGACGGTATGACGGTGAGGGTGAGTTTCATTGGGTTTCCTCGTTGTGGGGTGGTTTAGCTGGCATGCGATTGAGCGCTCGGAGCATGGCTAGCGAGACGAGGGTTCCGTCGCTGGCGTGGACGGGTTCGAGGCCGAGCTTGGCGTATTCGGCGAGGACGTGGCGGTCGCGCATTTCGCGTTGGCGGCGTTCGTCGGCGGTTCGGGCTTCGGCGCGTTCGACGTCGGCGAAGGTTTTGATTCCCCAGGTTGGGCCGTGCTTGGCGCGGAGTTCGTCGATGGTTGGGCGCGGTTGTGCGAAGAGGTCGGGTTGGCGAGCCATCACGGTTCTCCGGATTTGCGTTTGGCGGCGAGCTTCGCCTCGAACTCGGCCTTGGTGAGTTCGTGGGGTCGCTTGCTTGCTTCGCTTGCTTGGCTGTCCGCGACTGGCGGGCCGGCGCGCCCGTCAGGTAGCGCCGTAGCCGGCCCGCTGGCAGGCGGGGATTGGGCGTTGTTGGTCTTGCTTGGGCTGGGGCGTTGCGGTTGGTCCCGCCGCTCATAGTCTGGGTCAGAGAAGGAAGCTTTCTTACTTTCTTTTCTAGCAAGTGGTGCCCGCGCGCGCGCGCGAGGCATCCGTAACAATGATTGATTTTGCTTGGGTTTTTTGCCGTTATCCGTAACGCTATCCGTAACGTATCCGTATTCATTTGTTACGGATATCGTTATGGATGCGTTACGGTTACTATTTTTTCGTGTACGGTAGGCCTTCTGCTTACATTTGGTAGAGCAGTAGAGTGCGCCGGATCGCTGTGGCTGACGCACCTCGCCGCATTGTGCGCACGCCTGTTTTTCATGCTCCTCGTTCTTTTCGGAATCACGGATCATGCGCCTCGAATAGAGGGTTCCGTCCTCGGTCCGGCTGCAGACGTTCTTGGTTTTAAGTTCGCCCACCAGTTGACTGGCGATGTCGGTTTCAACGCCGGATAGTCGCGCTATTTCCTCGACCGTCATGGCTCTGCCGCCGATTGCGACGTATCCTGGCGGTTCATGGGACGCTGCGACGCAGAGCAGGTCCATCCAGATGCCGCGGGCTGCCGCCGAGCACGCCCGCAGCCCCGAATCGGCCAGCCAATCGGCCCAGAACCACTTGCCCCAGGCGGTCGTGGTCATTCGGCCGCCTCCCGCATCGTCGGGGCGTCGAACTTCGTGGCCTCTGCGCCCCAGGTCCGCCATCCCTTGCGCGAGGACCGCGCGAACAACTCGACATAGGGCCCGGCGCAATACTCCTCGATGCGCTCGTGAATTTCGTCCGGCTTGCGCGAGTGCTCGCGGCGCGGCGAGATGATCAGCTCGCGCACGCTCTTGCTCACACGCTTGGCATTGCCGCGTCGAGCAAGCAAACATTGCTCGCTGTTCTTGCGCGTCGTAAAACCAAGCCCGGTATGGAAATCATCGGCATAGAACCGCTCTGGATCGGTCCCTGGTTTCAGCTTGATCCAGGTAAATGCCACGCCAGAGTATTTGAAACCCCACGCCTCGATAATGTCGAACGCCTGCGGAAGACACGGCCCGGTCACCCATAAAAACAAGTGGCAGTCCGGCGCCGCGATGTCGCGCACCGGCAGCGCCATGATCTGATCGCGCGTCAGCACGTTATAGTGCCCGCGCGGATCGCGATCGGACACGAAGCCCGTATAGCTTCGGAAATACCAGGGCGGATCACAAAGCACGGCTTTATAGTGATTGCGCTGCAGACCAGAAAATACGTGATCATTTGGAAGGAACATCCATCCCTCCCGTCAATAATGTCAATTGACCATTCCGACGAATTCCGGCTCGTCGCCCTTTTGTGCTCAGTGAACGCGGCTGACCATCCAGAGCTTTTTGAAACGATCCCAATTCATGGATCGTATAGCCATATCGTCCAGCCTCCGCGCGCGCCCGAAGCGTCACCGTCTCGCTGCAGGCGGCGACCGGCACATACGCAATCTCGCGAATATCGAGGGCGACGAGAGCTACAATATCGCAATGCTCTAATGAGAGCCGAGCACCACGCTTTGATCTTCCGCGACGCCGTACGCTCCACATGTAGGCTATATGTTCGCGACGCCCGCTTGCGTTCACATTGCGCGCAAAACACGCACATTTGACTTGTACCCGTACCAATTTTTCCGAGACGTCTACGACGAGATCGTATGGTAATCCTTGATCTGACAGGAACGATCGAAAACCTTGAATGATGAGATCAGCACAAACAAGATGCTCCGCTGCCTTGCCGATCTCCAAAGCCCATGTTGGAGACGAGGCCATCGCCTGCAGATCGATTTTGGTAAAATCAACCATGGCGATGCCTCGCGAGGATTGCCCTGGCCGATCGCGCCGGCAGCCCGGCGAAGATATGGCCGGAAGGAAGGATCATGCGACGTTTTCTTGCTCGCGAGAAGCTTGCAGGCGCGACCTGCGAGCACGCTTGTTGACCTTGCGCTTGGCAGATGCGCGTTGACCGGCGCGGAACCGGTGGACGCGACGCCCGCCGCGTGTGAGGGCGTCGTACTCGTCGCCGTCGATCAGCCGCTCGCGCCGTCCCATCATCACTGAACCTCCACGCCTGCCCGCAATATCCCGGCCTGCTTGAGCGTCGCGACCGCGTCGGCGATCGACGTGGTGACCAGCACGCCGAATCCGCAGGCAACGAGGTGCCCGATGATGTCGCTCTGAGCATCCGACAGGCGCCCGCTCTTCGGCCGCTTGAGTTCGAGCCAGAAGACCGTGGAGTCGGGGCCGACGAACATGAAGTCCGGCCAGCCCGGCGTCACGCCAAGCCTCTTGAGCCGAGCGCCCGTTGCGACGTCGCGTTTCTCTCCGAAGGGAAGATGGCTAAAGCGCCAGCGCGGGTTTATCCACCGCTTGCAGATGTCCGCGAGCAGAGCGTGCAGATGAAACTCGAGCGGAGGCGGCGGCCGCGACACGCGCTTGGAGAATAAACCGAGCTGTCCGTGTTTCATGTCACCTAGGAACCCCGCTGGATACCCCGGCCTTCAGGGCGGGGATCGGTTACAATATGCCCCCAGCCTTGACGGCGGCGGTTTTTGGGGGTACATAATCGGGATGACCGACGTGCGCCGAAAGCAAGGTTTCTGGGAAACCCCACGCAACATCGCGATTTTGCTTGCGGCAACGGCTGCGATCTTCAGCGCGGCCGCCGGTTCGGTGGGGTACAAGATCGGCTCGACGCCAACCGCGCCGCCCACGATCATCATCAACATGCCGCCCATTCCGCCAGCCGCGCCGACTCCATGAGCCCGCAATGCCCGAAACAGCCAAGGCCGCTGTCAATCGCGGTGGCCGTCCGCGCTCGCCAAATCCGAAGCAGGCGATCAAGCTTCGCCTCGATGCCGATGTGCTTGCACACTTCCGCGCTGGCGGGCGGGGCTGGCAAACGCGGATCAACGCCGCGCTACGCCGCATCGCCAAATTGTCCCCGCTCCGCAAGCTGGAAGAAACGTGATGATGGACCAACCCAACATGGCCACCAAGGCGGACATCGCCAAACTCGAAGCGGCAATTGCCAATGCGGTGCTGACCATGACAGTCCGCATAGGCATAACCGCAGCACTGTTGTTCTCGGCTTTGATGGCTTTTGGAAAGCATTGATATGCCCGACCAACCCGACAACCTTGTGCTTGTGATACTGCGCAATCTGGACGTAAAATTCGATCGCCAGGGCGAGGAAATCCACGAACTCAAAGCCCGAATGCTGGCCGTCGAGGACATGTTCGCTTTCCTGGTCACCGCCATCACCCGCATCCAACGCACGCTCGATCGGCAAGGCGAGCGCCTTGAGCGCATCGAGAAGCGGCTCGGCCTGATCGATGTGGAATGAGGCTTCATTCGGCCGCCTGACGCTTGCCCTTGAACAGCGAGAGCTGCTTGCCGGTGATCATCGCGCAGCCTCCCCCGCCGCGCCCGCGGGGCTCTGGTCTTATTCTTGGGTCAGCGACCGGCGAACCCGTCGATCGGATCGAGGCCGATCCCGGTAAGTCGCGCGCGTAATGCTGCTAGGTGCTCCTCGTCGGGGCGCGCGCCGTCCTCTGCCGCGGCACGCGCGCGAGCGGCCGCGAAGTCGCCGAACGGCGTGCCCGCAAACGCGCTGGCAAGGGCGTTGTACTGGGCGCTCTCGTCCATGCCGAAATCCATGGGGAGTGCGGCGATCTTGCGTTCGAGATTGCGCCGCTTCACGATGGCTTTCAGCGGCGCCACCGCGATGCCGTCGTCCTTGGCGGCGCCGAACACGTCCTTGCGCTGCGCTCGCAGCCTGCGACATCGATCCATGTACGCGCGCTTTTCGGTGACCAGGTCGAAGTCGATTTCCTCGATCACCCTGATGAACGGATCAGCCTTCGCCGCCAGGTCGTTGCTTTGCGCGCTGTCCATCGGATTCTCCCCATTATCGTTCCACAAGATCTCGCAACACGATCGGGATCCGTTCCAGCAATCCGTCCAATGTTGCAGCGCCGGTCGCCAGCGCGTGCCGTTCGTCGATCTCGGCTTCGGCCCACCAGGATTCGGAATCGGGATCGAATTCAGCCTTGACAACGATCAGCATCAGGACCGCCCCTCCCCATTATCGTTTTTTGGGGGACGCAGTTCTGGAGCGATCAGATACGCGAGCCATTGAACGGAGCGCATCAGCATACGGGCGACTGAAATCCTCGTCCTGAACAAGTAGGGCATCCGCACGCGCGATGGCGCCTGAGAGCGCGGTGTCGCCATCGATCACCTCCCTGAGCTTGCGGCGTGCCGCGCGCTGAAGTCGCTGCGCATCGATCGCGGCGAAATAAGCGTTGACCCGGCGCCACCATGCGGGCTCGGCGCCAGCCATCACTGCGACTAGAAAATTGAGCCCATGTTCGGAGCGGATCAGTGCCACAACCGCATCCGCCGACAACGCGCGATCGCCCGCGAGCCAGCGCTCAGCAGTGCGAACCGAAGCGCCTGTAAGCGTTGCCAATTCGGCGGCCGTCTTGCGCGGCCACAAGCTGCGCGCGACGTGCATGGCTTGCAAATTCGACCGGCGCTTTGGTCGGTGATTACCGTCCGGTTGGACGGCAGCGGGATTTGCGCCACGGCGCACGCGGATGCTGATGGTACTCATGCTGATATCCGCGGCGTTGAATGCATCGAAACGAGATGATCGTAGGTGAGTTGAATCCGACGAGCGCGTGCCGCGTCAACCAATCGGGGCCAGTAGCGAACAGGGATTGAATTACGTCGCCGCATTTCGGATGCGGCCGAAATCTTGATGCCAACAGCATCAGCCAATGCTGTCGGACCACCAAATTTTTTGAAGACATCGTCAACCGTCTGCATGTGCGGAAATTTACACGCATCGTGTAGGACCGGTCAACATGATTTCTGCTTACAGGTTTTGTGATACTGAGCCCATGGACACGATGGGCAAGCGCCTGAAATGGGCGCGAGAACAGGCTGGATTCAGATCAGCCAGCGCGGCTGCAAAGCGCCAGCATTGGAAGAATTCGACTTATTTGGCACATGAGAACGGCCAGAATGATTTTGATGCCGAGACTGCTGAGAGATATGGCGCGGCTTTCAACGTGGACCCGGGTTGGCTGCTTACCGGCAGGGGAGATCGGCGCCGCGCCGACAGTGAATTGCATCACAGTCTGCGCCATATCAGCCAAACACTCGATCATTTGGTGAGATTGGTAGAACAGCTGGTTGCGGATCGGGACGATCCGCCGCCCCGCCCATCAGCCAGCAAATCCTTGAAACGATTAACATAAGCCTCGCGGCGCTGCCGGGAGGGTAGGCACCTCCCGGCGCGATGAGCGGCCGTGCCGTGTAACCGTCAGAAAGCATCGCGCCAGACTGACTATCAGAGTGCGATGGATTCTGATGCCGTGAAGCCGGAGGGGCGGGATAGCGCTCGCCCCTCCACCCCAAAAGTCTAGCCCAAATCTTGATGGAAGCAAGAACGGCATTACGGCCGCCTGCGATTCATCGCCCCCAATTAACACATATCGTGTTGACACGTTAACATGATGCATGTAGAACGATCCAATCGTCAGTTGTTCTGTGGAGCAACGTAACCAAGAGAAAGGTTTTCCATGCGCGTCGAACTCAAGGCTCTCAAGCCGAATCCGTTCCGTAACTTTAAGGTCGATCCGATCGATCCCGCGGTTGTCGAGTCTCTTAAGAGCTCCATCAAGGATAACCCCGGTGGTTTCTGGGGCGGTATCGTCGCTCGCCGCACCAAGGACAACGTCATCCAACTAGCGTTTGGGCATCACCGCGTAGCGGCGGCGCGTGCCGCCGGCATCCAGCAGGATGACATCAAGGTCGTCGACATCTCCGATGCCGACATGATCCGGATGTACGCCAACGAGAACGCCACCCAGCGCGGCAACACCGGCACCGCGCTCGCCGGCACTGTGGCTTCGGCGATCAAGTTTCTCCTGAAAGGAATATTTTCCGGTAACCTTGCCGGATTTCCGGCAAGGTCCAAGAAGGCCTTGGAAACACTGCTCGGTCAGGCCGGGACCGACCGGGGTATCGGTTGGGATGTCGTTCTTGAATTCCTTATCGATATACCTGGCGTCAACAAAAATACAGTTATTCAGCAACTCGCCAACCTCAAGGCATCTGGTGATTATGACGAAATCGTCGATGCCGTGAAGGCCGAGATCGATATCGAGCACAAAGAGCAGCTGCGCGAACTTGCCCGCCTGGAGGAGGAACAGCGCAAGGCGGCTGAGGCACAGTTGCTAGCCGAGCGACGCGCCGACGAGGAGCGGCAGAAACAGAAGGAACAAGCGCGTATTGCGCGTGCCGCCAAAGAGGAGGCCGATCAGCGGCGTGCCGAAAAGGCGCAAGCCGATGCGGAATACGCCACCGCCAAGGCCGAGAAGGAGCGTGAGCTTGCGGCCAAGCGTAAGGCCGAGGCGGAAGAGAAGATGAAGGAGTTCGACGCATTGCGCAAAGGCCAGAGCGCAATGAACGATGCACTCGGCATCGAGCGTGAGATCACGTTCGATTTCGAAGGTGTCGCCAAGCACTTCAAGAACGCCAGCCACATCGACACCTTCCGGCAGATCGTCACCGGTCAAGGCTTGAGGCCCTACCTTCCGGTCGCCAAGCAGGCCGCATTGGCCAAGCGGCTGGTCAATGGCTTGCCTTCCGGTGTCGAGCTGAGCGGTCGGTACATCCGTGAAAACGTGATGGCTATGGCCATGAACGTGCGGAGCACTGAACGCAAGTTCAATGCCGAGGACAAGGCTGCGCTCCTGCGCAACGACTGGAACGCTAAAGCCGAGAACTACCAGGATGAATTTGCGCGCGGTGCGCGGACCATGCTGGCTGCCGCAATGTCTTTGGCGGAGCACAACAAGAATCGGCCCGGCGGTGTCACGTTCCACGTCTCGGCCGAATTCCGCACTGCTGTCATCAAAGCCGAAGATGCCCTGAAGCTCATTCGAAAAGCCCGTGTCGTCTGACACAGAACCGGGCAGTAGCCCACATAAGAGGAGCATTAAATGCGTGGTGTACTTGACTTGCCGGAAACCGATTTGTCGGAAGATAAAGACAAGTGGGGATTGGCCAGCGATCGGCGTGGTAGAAGCCATACCGATCTCGCCAAAACATTCGTGGCTGATTTCCCTATCGGCTCCAAACTGCTCTCCGAACAGTTGGACAAATGGTTGCATGATCATGGAATGCTGACTGTTCCGCCTCTCGCGGCGTCGAAAAACTCGGACGCCTGGTTAGGTCATCTGCAACGGCGACACATCATGCGTGGCCGCCTTAACAACTCAGCCACTCACCCGCGTATGTCGGAGGAAGGCTCGACACCCTTCATCCTGCTGGCAACAAAAGGCGGATTCGAAGTTGTGGCTCCGCAAGTTGCGGCAAGCCGGGCCGAGTTGCCGCACCGACTGCAAACGCTTGCCGTAACCAAGCGCAAGCAACTTGCCTACCTGATGCAAAGTGCGGATTGGTCGGCTTTGCCGGTTCACGAACAGGCGATCGCCGAAGCAATCTACGATGACATTGACGCCTTTGTCGACGACACCGTGATCAGCGCGAAACGCATCGGCATCAAGCTCACCAAGCTGGAACACCGGATCCAAATGCTGATGGATGCCGGAACGGTCGTTCCACGTAATGGCGGTCTGAAGCAACTTCTTGCCCCAGGCGATCAGGCCGTCGGCCTCGATGAGACGGGTTGACGACATTGAGCGACAACGCGCGTGGGCACGTTGGTACGAGCGTGCCCGCGCCGCCTACGAACTGGAGCGGAAACGCAGAGGCGGCAAAGAAATCGACTGGCGCGAACTCCCGCTGATTCCACCACTAGGGAAAGAAAAGGAAAAATGAACCGATATTTAGTTGTCCACATGGAACTGGAGAATCACGACTATGGAGATAGTAGCGTCAACCTGTATCAAACCGATGACTGCAAAACAGCAAAATCGCTTGCAGAGATGCTAGTACGTGGCACTCCGATTGACGGCGGATATCCTGACAAGGCCTATGTGGTTGATACTCATAATTCTTCCGATGACGTAGGAAATGGCGAAAAGAAATTACAGGAATTACTGGAATGGGACCGTGAATATGGCCCAGATACCGACTGAGAAACTAACAATAATGACCGATGACCGCAGCCGTGACCGTCACTGGCCGTGCAGCCGCGAGGAGTGGTTCAAGCTGCCGTTGGCGCTGCGCCAGCGCTGGTGGCGGGAGACCGAGTTCGATCGCAGCGAGCCGTCGGCCGATCTGCTGGCCGAGGTCGCCCGCGCGCTCCGAGGTGCCCCGTGACGGAGATCGTCCACTTCCGCTGCGATCGCTGCGACTACGATGTCATCGCTCACACGCTGGATGACGCCGCCTTTTTCGAATGGGCGCGCTGTTCAGTCGGGCTCAAGTCTTTCCACTTCTGCCCAGCGTGCTGGAAAGTCATCCGGCAAGCGGAGGCCGCATCATGACGGTCGAGCGAGCCGTGATCGACACATCCACCGAAGCAGGACGTGCCGCTTGGCTGGTACGTCGGAAGGCTTATCTAAACGGTTCCACTATTGGTGCTCTATTTGGCGTTCATAATTTTCAAACTATAGCTGGCCTTCATGCTGAGAAGTGTGGGCTTGAGCTGCCTGGTCCCGACCCGGAGTCGAGCGTAATTCGCCGCGGCAATGCGCTCGAAACCGTAGTGGCGGCCGAGGTCGGCAAGCTGCGGCCTGAGTGGCAAATCGTCAAGGCAAATGAGTTTTTGTACGATGAGAAAAATCGATTAGCCGTAACCCCAGATTTCTGGATACATGGCGACCCGCGCGGCCTTGGTGTGCTGCAGACCAAGACGGTCGGCAGCTACAAGTTCAAGCGCGAATGGCGAGGCGAGACCGGCGACGAGCCCACGGCGCCGCTCGCCATCGTGCTGCAGAACGCCGTTGAAATGATGCTGGCGGACGCCGCATTCGGCGCAATCGGCGTCCTGGTGATCGGCGACTACCAATTTGATTGCCATCTCATCGAGATCCCGCGCCACAAGGACGCCGAGCACAAAATCCGTGTTGCCGTCAACATGTTCTGGCAAGCGCTCGAAGCCGGCCAGGTGCCGACGATCGATTATGACCGCGACGGCGATCTGGTGCGGTTGATGTACCCACGCGAAGTCGAAGGCAAGGTGATCGATCTGCGCATGGATAATCGCATCGTGGAGCTGTGCGAAATCCGCGAGCGCAACGCCGCAATGATCGCAGTCGCCGAGAAAGCCAAAAAGGCGGCCGAAACCGAGATGCGCGAAAAGCTCGGCGACGCCGAGATCGGCATCGTCAACGGATGGAAGGTCTCGCTGCGCACCACGGAATTCGACCAAGAGCCCAAGCCCGCGAAACACGTCAGCTATCGCGTGCTCAGAACTGTGCGGGAGCGCGAGCAATGAAAACGAAAACGGTCGCCAACCATGGCGTGAAGCCCAGCCGAGATTTGCGACCGTCGAGCCCGGCCAAATTATTCTTGAAACCCAATGAGAAGGTGCCGGGCTCACCCCTTTCGGAAACCGTTTCATGACCCCGCAGATGCTCGACATAGCCGCCGCGCTCTGCGCCGCCGTGCTCGGCATCCAACTGACGGCAATCGTGGTGGTGTGGGTGATGGAGTGTTTTGATCGAATTGCGGTGCGCGACAAACACGGGAGGGCGAATGAGAATTAAAGCAAACTAACCACACGGATTGACGACAATAAACCTCAACAAAGATAGGGCTTGAAAATGAGAAAGTATCTTTTAGCAACAGCAGCCTTGCTGACGCTAGCGGGAGTGTCAGCCAAGGCGGACGTTATCCTCGACAACCACCTGAGTGGCACCGGCGACAACGTGATCTTCCAAGGTCTGTTCGGCAACCTCGCCGTTGGTTCTTTCAACGGCCAGCATCAAGGCTTGGTCGACTTCACCGACCTGTCGCTCAACCCGAACTTCATCGGGGCCGCCAACGGCAACGACATCAAGATCGCCAACACCAACAATCTGCAAGTCCAGGTATTCAACACGGCCGGCACCCAGGTGCTGCAGACTGCCACGGACGTCTTCTCGCTGAAAGGCACGGGCGATGTGACAGCGTTCGTGACAGCGAGGGAAACGGACGGCACCTTCAAGCTGTTCACGTTCGATCTTGGCAACATCGACCCGAACGCACAGTCCGGGTTCACCCTGACGGCCATCAACGGCGAGACCATCGACCACTTCAGGCTGTTCGATTTTGGGCTTGGCAACATTACCGACTTCGAGCACTACCGCATCGACGTCGCCGCGGCATCCGCCGTACCGCTGCCCGCCACGCTGCCGCTGTTCGGCGGCGCGCTGGCCCTAGGCGGCCTGCTCATGCGCAAGCGCAAGAACCCCCGCCTTCGCGGGGGCCTGGGCAGTATCGCGTAACCCAGGTAGGCCGACGGCTTGGTGTTCCTAGCACCGTAAATCGCAGTCGTCGGCATACAGGCCCGCCCGGAAGGTAGCCGCAACTGTCCTCCCCGGGCGGGCCATTTGAGTAACCGTCATGCAGATACGAATACCGAGCGTGCTGATCAGGATAATCGCCAAGCCGGACGCTTGGATGAATACACCCGTCTGCCCCCGCCTTCGCGGGGGCCGCGGACGCATCGATGTGCGACGTTTCGATGTCGTTCTCGCCTTGTTCGGCGTGGTGCTGGCTGGCTACTACTGGGAAACCGGTGGATGGCAGTCGATGATCCAGGGCCTGGGATTTTACGTGTTCTGCATCATAGTTGCCCTTCTATTTCGCCCGTCTCACTCCTGAAGGTTTACAAATGACCGAGAACCATCTGGCGGCACTGGCAGATGAATTGAGCGAACCCCGCGCCTTGGATTGGAGTCGACCTGCCCCTGATGCGTCCATCATCGAAATGGTCGCCGTGAAGCGGGAAGCGCGCCTAGAACACGAAGATCACCGCCGCATGGTCGACCTGATGACCACGACCGGCCATCGCCAGCGGGCCATCGCGTGCATCATCGACAAGATGACGTTCTTGGAATTGATCGGCTTTGCCGAGGACTTTTTCGATGGGCGGTCTTCGATCGACATCGCGACCTTCCCGGGCGATTTTGCTCGGTGGGCGAGGCGGGCGAAGGAATGACCGACATGAGTTCTCTGCATCGCGACATTGATGGCAGTTTTGATCTGACGCACGGCGAGAGTGATCCGCCGACGCCGGAATACGAAGCTTGGCATCAGATGAAGTCGCGGTGCCTCAATTCCAAGGACAAGCGATTCAAGGATTACGGTGGTCGCGGCATCGCTATTTGCGAACGCTGGCAAAACAGCTATGAGATGTTTCTAGCCGACATGGGCCGCAGACCATCGCCGCAGCATTCGCTCGATCGTTTTCCCAACAATGACGGCGACTATGAGCCGACGAATTGTCGGTGGGCGACGCGTTCCGAACAGCAGCAAAATAAACGCGTTGGCATCCTCATGAACACCAATACCAGCGGTGTTCCCGGCGTGTCTTACTATTCTCAAACAGATAGATGGGAAGCCTATCATTGGAACAAGAGCCGCAAAATCAGGCTCGGCTATTTTGGCACGTTTGATCAGGCCGTTGCTGCCCGCAAAGCATGGGAAGCCAAGAGAAAGATCACGCCATGAATCAACAGCATCAAGTCACCACCGCTCCGCAAGGTCCGAAGGCTGTCATCGAGCAATTCCGGCGCGACCTGGAAAAGATGGGGCCGCAGTTCCAATATGCGCTGCCGGCGCACATCCCGTTGGAGCGTTTCAATCGTGTGGTGATGACGGCTTTGCAAAATTCGCCGGCACTGCTCAAGTGCACGCGAACGTCCATATTCAATGCATGCATGAAGGCTGCGGCTGATGGATTACTTCCGGATGGGCGGGAAGGCGCGATCGTTCCATTTGGCGAAAACGAAGACGGCCGCAAGGCCAGCGATCAAGCAGCGTGGATGCCGATGGTGGCAGGCATTCGAAAGAAGGCGCGCAACAGCGGCGAACTAATCGATCTGTATGCGCACGTCGTGCACGAGGGCGACGCCTTCGAATATCAGTTGGGCGACGATCCGCACATCCATCACCGGCCGTCGCTGCGTGGTGGGCGCGGGCGCAAGATAATCGCGGCCTATTCGATCGCCATCTTCAAGGACGGCACCAAGGCTTACGAGATTATGTCGATCGAGGAAATTGAGGACATCCGCAAACGCTATTCGAAGTCGAAAAAGGGACCGTGGAACGATCCGATCGCCTACCCGGAAATGTGCAGGAAAACCGTAGTACGGCTGCATTGCAAGTCGTTGCCGACGAGCACGGACCTTGATGACGTGATTAGACGCGACGAAGAACTTTACGACATGAAGGGCGCGGCGGAGCGCGGCAAGGAGGTCACCAAGCGCCAGCCCGTAAGTGCCATGGCGGCGCTTGAGAAGTGGGCCGGGGGCAGCGGCGGCGAGCCGGAAGGCGGCACCGCGGATGATCCCGGCGACCCACGGCCCGGCGACGACACCGTGATCGAGCACGCCGACGACACCGGCGAGGCGTCGCAGGACGCGCCCGAAATGACCATGGGCGAGCTGATCGGCATGGCGCAGAAAAGGCCGCCGAAGGATGCCGAGACCTTCAAGTTACTCACCCGGCAGATCATCGAAGCGGCGAAGCATGCCGGCGAGATTACCGCGCTCGCAAACTGGTGGGCCGGGCCGAACGCGCGCGCGATGCGAAACGGCGCACAAATGACCTCAGACGACACCAACGAGATGGCGGCAGAAATCAACGCCGCGGTAGCGGAGGCGCGCCGATGAAATCAGAATCGCAGGTGCATCGCGACCTCGACACCATGCGGGGCATCCTAACGCCCCTCGACGACGATGGTCGAGAGGGCCTGCTCGCCGCCATTCTTCTGTGGTTTTTGACCCATCACGAGGATCGCGAAACCGCATTGGACCATCTGATAGTCCGCATGGACGAGATCGAAAGCGATCTAGAGCGGGAGGCGTAGCAATGAAGGTCACCCCCGCTGCAGACGTGTCGGATTATTCGAGCGCCGAGGAAATGCTGGCGAGATACCGGGCTATTCATTCGGCATTTTGGCAAGAGCTCATGCCTGCGCCGCCCGCACCGCCTGCACCACCTGAAACAGTTCGTCCGCCGCGCCGCCACCGCTCGAAGGTGCCCGCGCCGCCACCTGCGGCAGACGATCCGGTGGAGGAGCTACCCGTGCAATTCGCTGCGATGCTGCGCCACCCGTTGTCACGGTTCGAGCGCATCGTGATGGCGGTATGCGACGAATTTCACATCACCCGGCACGAGCTATTCGGGCGCAGGCGCTTCGCCGCTGTGGTGGTGCCGCGGGCGCTGACCTTCGCGCTCGCACGGCATTTGACGCGCAAGAGCATGCCCGATCTCGGCCGGCGAGCCGGCGGTTTCGACCATACGACGGTGCTGCACGCGATACGTAAGCTCGCCCCCGTGCTCGACGCCGCCGCGGACGGCATGCCCGAGGACGCAACGCCGGCCCAATGGGTAAGAGTTATGCGGGAATACATGGGGATTTGATGCGAATATGATCGTTCGCTCAACGCGCCAGAAAGTTTGGGTGAATTATCTGGATCGAGTGATCAGCCTGGCAGATTTGTGTCGTGAACAGCACGTGTCCCTCATGCTCGTCTACACTCGACTGAAAAGAGGGTGGCCCCTTGAGAAGGCTTTGAAGAAGCCGGCCAGATACCGAAACCCCGTGGTGCGCAGCTGACCGAGTGGCAAATCATGAAAACCCTGGAGGAGCTTGAGCGCATCAAGCAGGCCGGACCTGATCTGCTCGAAGCTTTGGAGGCCATTGTAGAGGGCTTTCGCGGTGCCAACCCAGCACCCGGAAAAACGCTGACGACAATGACCAAATACGAAGCCCGCGAGATCGCACGGGCAGCTATCGAGAAGGTCAGCAAGTCGTGGTGAAGATTGGCCGCGTACTATAACGAGATCGACCCTTACGCCGCGCAGTGGCTTCGCAATCTCATTGCGGCCGGGCAGATCGCGGCAGGTGACATCGACGAGCGCAGCATCGAGGATGTGAAGGCAGATGACCTCCGAGGATACACACAATGCCACTTCTTCGCCGGCATCGGAGGATGGAGCGTCGCCCTGCGTCTCGCCGGATGGGGCGATGACCGACCTGTTTGGACAGGCTCCTGCCCATGCCAGCCCTTCAGCGCCGCGGGCAAAAGAACAGGTGCAGCCGACGAACGTCACCTATGGCCGCATTGGTTCCGTCTCATCCGCGAGTGCCGCCCTCGCGTCGTCTTTGGCGAAAATGTTGAACAAGCGATTGGATGGGGCTGGCTCGACGCTGTTTGCCATGACTTGGAGGCGGAGGGTTACGCCACGGGGGCGGCCGTACTTCCAGCTTGCAGCGTCGGCGCGCCGCACATCAGGCAACGAGTGTGGTTCGTGGCCCACTCCACAGTCGCGGGACGGGATGTACAGCCGGAACGGCCAACCAGAACGGACTGGCGGCCAGCGCCGGAACCTGGACGACTACGTGACGCTGGCCTCATGGCCAACGCCGGCTGCATCGGACGACAAAATGGCTGGGTCTTTGGAAAGCAACTGGAAAAAGAATCGTCCTGCAACAAGTGGCATGCGACTGAACGACCATGTAGTTCACCGTGGTCCAACCTCGAATGGCTCTCTTGCACAGACGGCAAAGCCCGGCCAACTCAACCCGGACTTCACCCGCTGGCTCATGGGGTACAGCGCCGAGCATCTAAGCTGCGCGCCTTCGGAAATGCCATCGTCCCGCAAGTCGCGGCCGAGTGGGTCCGCGTGATGCGCGAGCACATGAGTGATGGTCATGAAAACCCTGGAAGAACTTGAGCGCATCAGGAGGGCCGGTCCTGATCTGCTCGATGCATTGGAGGCCATTGTAGAGGGCTTTCGCGGTGCAAACCCGGCACCCGACAAAACGCTGACGACAATGACCAAATACGAAGCCCGCGAGATCGCACGCGCCGCTATCAAAAAGGTTGACAAGTCATGGTGACGAGCGAGCACAGGGGGATTTGAATATGAATGATGTTCGGGACCAATTGCGGAGAGTGCACGGGAAGGGAAATTGTCACATCTGCGGGAGGCCCAAGTCAGAAGTTGTTGAAGCAACATCGATTTGTAGCTACCCGCACGGGATGTTGCCCACCAAGCCTGTCGACGAAGATCACGAGGAAGGTTTTTGGGTTTGGGAAAAGCAATGGTGATCACGGCCGAGGATAAGCTGCGGGAGATCGAGCGCGAGCTGAAGTTGCGCCGGCGGCTGTACCCGCACTGGATCGAGATCGGCAAGATCGAGGCGGGTGACGCCAAGCGGCGGATCGATATCCTGGTTGAGATCGCGGCCGACTACGAGAAGCAGGCGCAGGGGGAACGATTATTGTGAACCAGTTTCCGGTCCATGTCGTGACCGCGCTGCTCGAATGGCGCGACGCGCGCGCGGCGTTCCTGCGCTGCGTCGACACCGCGCCGCATGAGGACCAGAGCGTCCCGCAAGATATCGGGCTGCGGTTTGTGAACGCCGAAGAGAAGCTGTTCGAGGTCGCGAATGAGATTCTCATGTTATAGGAGTCACAAGTGAGCAACCTACTGACCCCGAAGGAAGCCGCCGCAGCGCTCAGCGTTTCGCTCGACACTCTCGACGGATATGTGGCGGACGGCGACTTGGTTTACGTCAACATCGGCCGCGGCAAGAAGCGTGAACGCCGAGCTTTCGAGCCCGCCGACATCGAAGAATTCATCCGCCAGCGCAAGAAGAGAAAACCATGCCGAGCGTCTACAAGGACAAGAAGTCGAAATTCATCCAAACCGACATCTGGATCGACGGCCGCAAGCATTCACGATCTACGGGATGCACGAGTCGCCGCGAGGCGGAAAAACGCGCCGGGGAGCTAGAGACAGAACTGCGCGCCGCATTGGCTGCGCAGAGCGACGGGGACACATCGCTGGCGCTCGATCCCGTGACGGTGCGCTACATGAAGGATGTTGGCGAGCGTCATGCCGGCGCCGACAACACGCTTCGGCTTTGCGTCCTGCTGGTCGATTACTTCGGGGCAACCAAGCTTATCACCGCGATCACGCACGACGACGTGCTCAAGCTGCGGCGCTGGCGGCTCGGCCACACATACGGGACACCGCCGCGCCCGGTCTCGGCTTACACCGTCAACGACACCATCGAGCAGTTGAAGAAGCTGTTCACCTACCTGCGGCCGAGCGTCCGGTTTCCGAACGAACCGAAGTGGCGGGACCTGTGGCTCGACGAGCCGAAGCGCCCTGCCCGCGAGCTCGGCCCCGACGAGACGAGCCGCCTCGAAGCCGCGATCACAAACCAGCGCGAGGATTACGAGCCGCTGTTCGAATTCTGCCGCGCCACCGCCAAGCGCAAGACCGAGAGTCTGACGCTCGAATGGTCGTGCGTGAATTGGGACACCCGCACCATCACGATGCGGACCAAGGGCCGGGCCGGCGGCAAGATCAGCACCATCAAGATCAATGACACCATCCGTGAGATCCTGTGGCCGTTACGCGGGCACCATCCCACCCGGGTGTTCACCTACGTGGCGCAGCGCACCCGTGACGGCCGGGTCGAGGGCCAGCGCTACCCGATCACCAGGGATGGCTTGCGCAAGGTATGGAATGCCATCAGGGCCGAGGCGGGCCTGCTGGTCGGCGCCGACCGGATGCGCTTCCACGATCTGCGGCACGACACCGCCAGGAAGGCCCTCAAGGCGATCGGCACCGCGGAGGGCTTCCCGATCGTCCAGAAGATGCTCGACCACGCCGACGTCGCGACGACGCTGAACATTTACGGCGCCGCGAACGAACAGGGCGTCGCCGACGCGATCGACAAGCTGGCCGAGCAGCGTCGGTCCGCACGCGCCACCGGAGTGCAAAGCCGTGACCAAAACCACCGGAGTTTCCACCGGAGCCGCAAGGGGAAGCTTGCATAAACCGCTGGGGCACAGCATGATCTTCGAGTTAGGACGCCATTCTGGGGGACTGGGGGTCCCGAGTTCAAATCTCGGCGCT